TTATGTGTACAAAGAGGGTGCTCCAGAAGAAGAGCAAGTGTTCCTTGAAGACGACATTGAGGAAAGAGTACTTGCTTTTATATGGGCCACCGATGAGATAGACAACTATTTTATCTGCAATGGAGTAGTTGTAACTCACTGCTTCCTGGAATCACTGGAAGAATTCTGTGAAGATGATGCTTACGAAGACTTCTTTAATTACGTAAAAGACCTTGAACGTGAAACCGGGTACACCGGCGAAGGAAGGCTTAATGTGGGAAGAAGGGAGTATCTTGTGCTTACCGACAAGGAAGCCGACAAGAAGTTCAAGGAGTATCAGAATGACATTATCAATGATTTTGTGCTACCGGAAATTCCCCAGCAATATCGATCGTACTTTAAGTACAAGAAATTTCGAAAGGATGTTCTCAAGGAAGACGGTCGTGGTCCTACTTTGGCCGGGTACGATGGAGAAGAGTTGGAGAAGATGGTCAATGGAACTTTCTATTACATCTACAGAACCAACTGATGGTTAATTTTCCTACCTTTGACCCCGGTGCGGTAGAGCGGCCGCACCGGGAGTATTTCCAGAGGCTTAAAGTAGTAATAGAAGATCCCTATAAGAATACCCTGGGATCCAAAGAGCTGCTTTCACTATGCGCTATTTGTACAGCCGAGGAATTTAAAGTACCTGTTGAGGAACTGTTTTTACACAAATCCAAAATCGAGGATATTTCAAAGATTCGTACAATAGCAATGGAAGTGTGTATGGAGAATCAACCGTACATGACAAAGAGCGAAGTAAACGTTTTTTTCAAAAAAAGTAAATCTTGGTACGTGGGAAACTGTATGTTTGAACGAACCAAAGCATTTCAGCTTAAGAAACAAACGTGTCTTGACAGAGTAAAAGAGATTATTGATTACCTTTATTCCCCCGATTGATTATGAGCTTGAGTTTAAAAGAATACCAACAGTTGGCAAAGCGTACCTTTAAAGACTTGGGTACTGATCAAAAGAACCTGCTTCATATGAAGATGGGTCTTATGACCGAGATTGGTGAAATCCTGGATGCTCTCAAGAAGCACATTGCTTATGGTAAAGAACTGGATGTAGTAAACATGCGAGAGGAGTGGGGTGATGCTATGTGGTATATTGCCAACTACTACACCATCAAAGGTAAAGAACTTCACTTTGAAGCAGAAAGCGTCTTTGACCTGTTCTTCTACATGTCCAGTAAGAACAATCCGGAGTTCACTTTGCTGCAGAACATGGCCAATGTTCTTTGCCGCAACAACATGAGCTTTGATGAAACCGCTGCTCTTATCTGGAGCATGGGTAAGAATTTTACCAAGGTCGATGAAGAGAAGGGCGACCTGCTTCAACTCAACATTGACAAACTACGTAAGCGTTATCCGGAGAAATATTCGGATGAACAAGCACTTGTCCGGGATACGGACGCTGAGAGAAAGATTTTAGAAAACCGTCAAAATCAAAACCAATGATCAGACAAATGTACACCGAGGTCAAAAACGATCGCCTCGGAGAACTGGTTACGGAACTGTTCGAAGAGCTGAACAACGTAGCCAAAACCAAGATTACTGCACTCGAAGCCGGATTTATCTGGAAAGAGGAAGTGATGCAACTGGAGGAAGTAATGAAAGACAACAGTGCTACCCCAGAACAACATCAGCGTTATGCTGAACTGAAAGAAGCGTTCCACAACATGAAAGGACGTATTGGTTATGTGGTTGCATCCCAGAACGATTGCATTTCGCATCTGAACCAAATGTTCAACCTGGCCGAAGGTATTTCCCGGGTTAACGAAAGCATCGGCTAATATTGCCATAGAACTATTAAGGGGAGGCGGTGGTTTTATCCACTGTCTCCCCTTTTTTTTAAATCCTTACTGATGAAAATCGAAGCTAATACTTGGTACCTTACCCGTGATAAGAAACACGTGGTCTATGTTTCTGAACTAATCCGTGATGAACACGGATATGTGGAAGGAATGGTTTGTTCCGACGATGTTCCGAGAAACGAAAGAGGTATGTACTACCGGTGCAGTTACCATGCTCTTGACTTGACAAAGGTTGTAAAGGTTCATACTGCATCAGAACCGGTTCTCAAAAATACCTTCCTGTAGATACTTTTCATCTTCCTCGCTCCATTCCAACAATCTACCAACGTTTGCCCCAAAGGGAACAAGGCCTTTAGAATAATGGAACCATTCCGCGCGATCGTAGGAAGAGTCTTCTTCATAGACCGTGTCACGTAGTTCATCAAAGGTGTTGACAGCAGCCTTGTAAACACGAGTAATAGCGTCAGCCAAAGGAATAGCGTTCTTTGTCAGACGGGTGTACTCAAGGGGATTTACCGTAAAGGATAGTTCAGAGTATGCTTTTCTCATAATGGAATATCCAAAGCGGAGAGCATACTCATCTTCTTCGTCATCATCCGCTTTCATTGCAGCAGACAGCATCAACAGGAACGCAATCAACCCAAAGATCATACGCATTTCCACAATGGTAGCTCCCAGTTGCGATATTCTCATTTCGGCGTAGTCCTCAAGACTAATTTGTTCGGCCAAGTCTGGATTCTCTTCTTTCCAGACCTTGTATTCTAGTTCTAAGCGTTCTACGTCCGGGGTAAACTGTTTCTCTTTACCGGCCAAACTACGGACAGCGGAAGGTATGTATGTTGCTTCAGCCATCATTCTACCAAACCGCGCCATACCGGTAAGTACAAGATTGGTAAACGGAATGTCTTTCTTACTGGTGTCCTGGAACAAGTGTTTGAAAGCAACCCGGTATCTACCTTGTTCAGCGGCCATTGTACGATGATCATAGGACAGCTCACCAAAGCGTTCCTTTAAGATATTCGGCATCCAAGAACGATACTGCATTATCAACATACCCCATACGGTCATGTTGACGTAGGACTTGTCTTCGTCAGATACTTCACCGGAAATTCCGTTTCGTATCTTTTTTAGAGCTTCCCGGAAACGAATGTACAAATGATGCTTCTGCTCATCGGTGGCATTGATGTTGAACCGAGGACCGTCTTTTTCATCGTACTCGAATATCTCATACATCTGTCTGAACCCTTGATCTTTTAGCTCCTGCTTCAGAGTGATACCGTCTTTTTCAAAGTCTTGTTTCTTGAAGCGGACAAACTCGTTGTTCTTGTTTACACCAAAGTTCTGTGATACCGCACCGATAAGAGCGTTGTCTCTGGTTTCAGCTTCGTATCTCCAGACACCCATTGCCATACGGTCAATGTTGAAGTTCCTCCACCACTGAGCATACGTATGATCTTTGAAGGTACGGATAAAGTCCTTTTGTCTAAACTTTCCCATATCTGCCGGGTCCATACCGACGGCTTTGAGTTTTCTTTCGATAACGCTTTCGGAGTAAATGTCCATGAACAAACCCAAAGCAGACATCTTAGTAGGTTCTTTGTAGTACAACTTAACGGCATTGTTGAATTGATCAGTGCTGTAATGAACACCTTTAGCTCCATCAATCCACGCATTAAGTTTTGCTGCCACATAACCACCAAGAGCTTGTTTAAGTCCAAAGGACAAGGTTATCATTGTCCATCGACTTTTGAGTGTTCTCAGAATCTCTGTCCTTGAAATCTCACGATCCCCGATTTTGTATATGGCATCTTTGGAACGCATATCAATACCGTAAAAGTGATAGTCCCTCAAAGCTTCAGCAATTTCTTTTTCTTTAGCCGTTACTTCACGAGTAGCAAATTCAGAACCTACCCTCTTAAGACTACCTCTTGCAGTAGTTTCATACAACCGGGAGTTACCGTACGCTTCTACCAACATGTTTGCAATACCTACTCTTTGCTTTACGGCTTTATGCGTCATGGCCATCTTACCAAACACCAGTAGAGAGTGCATTAAGTCCATAGACTTCTCTTCTCCAGGAATCGGGTTTCCGTTGTCATCCAGTACAGGTGACATGAAATACACCGGTACTTCTCTGTTGAGTTTGGAACCTTCATCCATTGAAAGGTATCCAGAATCGTTCCTGGCCATTATGGAATTAAGAACAGCATCTGCAAGTAACTTAGGACTCATTCCTTCACTGTTCAAGAATCCTTCTACCAGTCCTTGACGAATCCACGGTATGAAGTTGGCTCTTTCTGGAGCATCTACCATTCCCAAGAAATTGCCCATGCTTTTGCGATAGAAGTTATAGAACTCACCCAAGGGAGTGTCTATAATATCCGCATACTCTTTTGTAATCCAGTTCTTGTCGGAGAACAAAGACTCTTTCATTTTTACAGCTCTATCGTTGGTCCAAGCATTGATAGCTCTTTCAGGGTTGGTTGACCAAAGATTGAAGTTCTTGTCATACTGGTCCATCCGAGCTTTAATTTTTTTCTCATCAAGACCTTGCAGCTTCAGTGTTTCTCTGAAGCGGTTTTTCCGAGCAATAAACTCCTCCTCAGTAATGTAAGGTTCGTAGTATTTTTTGAACCAATCAACATCTTCCATCTTTTTCCTGGCACTTCTTTCGTCAAAGAACTTTTTATCCAACTGACCAATGAGGTTCTTGGTTTTTGGATTAACCAGTTTCTTTATGAAAGCGGCCCGGCTGTTTGCATTTATCCACTCGTTTACACTATTATTAACCTTCGACCAGTCTTTGATAAACTTCTCCAGTTCACTGTTTACTTGCCTTTCATTCTCAAGTTTGATTTCATTGAGTGCCCTCATAAAGTAGTTCTTCTGATCGGACAATCCAAAGAACATCTGATTCAGACTACCCTCTTCTCGCTGCATTTTAAGTTCTCCGTCCTCAAGAACATTATCTCCCAGTAGCCCGGCAATATATCGGTTGACAACCATTGAGTCCATTTCGTTCATCATGTAGGTAATCTCCTGGGTAAATGGACCAATTACCGCTTTAGCAACATCCGCAAGTTCTTTTCCTTTATGACTTGACTTAGACATCCGGGAATAATACTCACCCATGCGGGTAAACATGTCGGCCGCAGATCTTATTTTTCCTACAAGCTCTACCGCTTCTTTGTCAGTGTAATGCTTAAAATTACTTTTGCCATTAGCAAAAAACTTAGGTTCGTCCTTTCTTTTTTCGTAGTCTTCCCAAAGACTTCTTATGTTGTTGACAAGAATAGAGAAATCGTGGTTGATGACGATAGCTTCTACTTCACTTCTTAATTGTTCCGCAGCAATGGCATCTTCTTGTTTGGTACTCTTTTCCAGTTTACGTATTTTTGCAAACTGGTCTTTGAGGAAGTTGTCGATGTTTTTGACTTTTACCTTTTCCGTGAGCAACAGTGCTTGGGTTACACCAGATCCTTTCTCAAACGGTGAAGCCAACCTGGTTATCTTTTTCTTGGTCTTGTAAGTTCGAGTAACTTTGTCGTATGTCGAATCAATAAGGATGGGTAGTACAATAGCTCTCCCGGCAATTACGTCTGTAACGCCATAAGCGGCTTTTACATCCGCCGCAAGAATACCAAGCTGAATTTCGTACTCCTTGTACTTCTTGGTAAGACGCTCTGTATTTATGAAAGTACCGGATGCGTCAAAGTCTTTTGCAGAAACAATCTGAAACTTGAAGTCATATACCATTGCTGTTTTATCGGAGAACACAACAATCACGTCAATGGTAGAAGCCCTGGACTTTTTGGGATTAATGATAATCTGCTCCGAAAAAATCTTGAAGTCTTTAGTAGGGTCAATTTCCTTTTGTCTCTTGGCAGCATACGCTTTTATTGAATCAACAGCATGTCTAATTTGATTCAATACTGTTTGATCAATCTCCCATTCTCCGATATGTGTTCCAACCGGCTCACCTTTTATTATTTTCTCAAAGACTTTGTGACCGGCCGTCCCGGCTTCTGCAAATATGGGATCATTTTTATACTCTTTCTTCTCTTTGTTTTTATTCAAGATTCTATCCCGGTCTTTGGTTGCCGTTGTCGAGAACTCTTGTTTCCCGGACAATCTTCCTTCAGCGTAATACACGTGATCCTCCTCACGAAGCTTTATGTTTTCGGAGGTATGCTTAAACCTTTTTTCAATATCTTCGTAGGTATCTTCTGGTCGTATCTCATACGCCATTTCCCTATTTTGAATAAGGTTTATCAGTTCATCAATGTTGGGTACTGTACAAGCCATAAGTTAAATTCCGCATTGCAGGGGAAAATCCCCGTTGTTTAAAAGTGATTCAGCATATCTCTTTTCTTCGTCCGTAAGATATTTCAAAGAAGGTATAGCATCCACCATACGCCCTTCTTTGTTCTCTACTTCGGTCAACTGGTATTCGTTGTTTGCCGCTACAAAGGTAGCTCTTTCATCTTTAAGCTGCTGTTTGTATTTCTCAAGTAAGTCGTAGGACAACTGTACGTTGAACTCCTTTTCGTTTTCGGTGATTTTCATAAACTCCGAAATCTTGTCACCATATACCGCATAGTAAGAATCAAGGATGCCTCTGACAATATCAAAGTCTTTCTTGACCTTTATGGTCGTTACATCATCTTCTGCCGATACAGTGCCGTATTCTTCGATCTCAGACACCATTTCATTCAAGGTAGTACTTGATATAGGCGGAGTGTAAATAACGCGGCTATCGGCCAATGAGAGGTACTCATACACATTCTGTTTCAGTATCCTCTTGTCCAGTACACCGGCCGCTACCAGTTCAGCCATGTTGTCTACAAACGTCTTCTTGTCATCCAGTCGTTGGTTTACCCACTTGGTCATTTCTGGGTCTGTCATGTAGCCTCTGATGAACGAGAACAGGTCTTTGAAGTGATCCTTCATTTCAACCTTATCGCCATACTGCTTACGAAGACGATCCAGTTTACCGGTTAGGTAGCTGTATTGTACCGTGTTGGATTGAGCTTCAAGACTCTTGGTACCCATCTTGTCAAACAGACCTACCAGTGTTTGATTGAGGATGTCTTTGGCAGCTTGGTCATTTTGCCCTTGTTCAACAACAGGAACCTCTACCTTACCAGTTTCTGGGTTGTAGGCTATCATCCCGGCGGTATCAACTTGTACCAGTTCAACCGGATTCTGTTTGAGCAACGGCTCCATCCTCTTAGCCAAAAGAGCGTTGGACGCATTGTTGTCCAACTTGGTTTGTTCTACAAACGCTTCTGTGGTTGGCGGCAGAGGAACATTTGTTGGTTCAACACGTTCTTCCTCACGATATACATTCTCGTAAGGAATAAAACGATTGTAGTCCCAAATATCTTTTAGTCTTCCAAAAGTTAGCTTTGCCTTAAACGTATTTCTCCAATCAGCAATATTAAGTTCAATTCCGGAAGCTAATTTGATTCTTTGGCTTTTGAAGTTTTCTTCGTTGTAAGTATTGTAACTGAAAATATCAACAACCTTTGCTTCTACATTTCCCGTGTGAGAATCAGAAAGAGGTTCGTAGCTGCTTACAACAGTACCGTTTTTATCTACAATATCATATCCTCCGATTCGGTTGTTCGAGCCTTCCAATACAAGGTTTTCAATCGTGTATCCGTCAGGTGCAACAATCCAAGTATCTGTAGTATATTCCTCAGAAATAATTTCTCGAATGTAGTGGTTGCGAGGGTACAGACTTTCAAATATCTTTTTTGATTGATTTCTGGCAAGAGGAGAAATCCAGTCCAAGTCGTGTACTGCATTTTCTTCTGGTCTGTACACCGTACCTTGTTCAGCCAAAGTAACACTGCCGGTAAGAATAAAGTGCGGCGACATCTTTTCTACAATCGTATTTGCAAACTTGTCTTTTTCTAAAGCCTCGTTCAAAGAAACTTTACCTATTACTTTTCCTACAGCTCCAGGTTTAAAGGTAGAAGAAGTTATCAGAGATTCGTTTTGAAGAAGTATGCCGTCTGCAATTATACCAACGTTCCTATTTATTCTATCTATGCGAACAGAAGAAAGAAGCTCAAAGAATTGACGAATCAATGCTGCAATAGAATCCAACAAAGATTTAGGTAAAGCTGTATTTGTTCTTTTGTGAAGTTCCTGGGAAATTAAATCTCCAACGGCATCCAACAACTCATCTTGACTGAGGTTCTTGAACATAGAATACTTTTTCATTGACGAAGTAATTTCCGTGACAAGAGGGTTGTGTTGCATCATATATGCAATAACTTTCCCGGCTTGTTGTGGATAATCACTTTGGTTATTCTTGTTTACGTAAAGAACCTTGTTTAAAATATCAACATGAGCAAAGCTGTCTATACCCAATTTAAACTGAAGGTCGTCAAGTGTTTCTGTTTTAATTCCAAACTTGGATAAGTACATGGCTAAACTTTTGTTTAGCTCTGTATCCAACTCCTTGTAAACAGCAGGGTTGTTTATAATATCTTGACGGTTTATAGCTACTTTGTTTAGAGAAGAGTTCTTTATTATTTCGTTGACAACTCCATCTACGTCACTTTTTGACAAATCTTTGTTTTGCAATTTTTTTGACAATCGATAAGCGTTGTAATCATAAATGCCAATTTGCTTTAATAGAGAAAACACTTTGCCACTTTCTTCTTTTTTATAACTTTCCTTCAAACGCTTAAGCAAAGAAAAGTAGTTAAAGAATGTGTCGTACTTGGCAACATCCTCATACGATACCTTATCTACACTCTTCTTAAATATCTTTTCGATCAACTCCTTGTTTGAGAAATACAAGTTCTTAACCATGTCCTCGCCTCTAAAATCATAAGGCTTATCCACATCAAGTTTGTACAATCCCTTTTTTTCAAGCATCCTTCCTATGTCTGCCGGAACAGAAGCCATAAAACTTACATTGCTAAAAAGAACATCCAGTTCGGCGTATAACTCTCTTATTGAAGGAGAGGACATAAGTCTTCCTTTAAACACGTTGTTTTTAGAATCCCATTCGCCAAAGATGTAAGTGTTCTTTGATTTAAACACTTGTAAGTTTCCGAGAACAGCTCCTTCAAACTTATCCAAAGTAATTTCCTTTCCTTCTCTCTTTCTTCCCATAAGAGCAACATAGTTGTCATATATGGTTTTTATCTCATCCTTTGAAAGGTTGAGTTCTTTGGCGGTATTTATTATTCTGAACCCTCCTGACTTTTCATAAGCGGCTTGTTTATCAAACGGAACTACTGCTTCCTGTACACCCGGCTTAACCGCAGCACCTTGTTCACTGTATTCTTGAGCTTGTTGTTCTTGCTCTGGAGTCAAAAACAAATCCGCCAAGTATTTGTCCGTGGTAATCACTTTGCTTTGAGGAACTTTGGAAACCGCTTCATTTATCTGCGACTTCCATTCTGCAACATCATACTTAGCACCTCTCTCCTGTATTCTTTTGTTGAACTCCTTGTCCGTAAGATTGATGACCTTATCGAACAAGTCAAGGTTATTCCTCAACAGATTGGTGTTTGATGTAAACAAGGTCTTGCCTTCAGACAAAGCTCTGTCTTTGGCTTTGTCAAACATAGACTGCATCATCTGGTTGTACTCTTTATTCCACTTTTGAGTACCGCCATCTTTTACCTGGTAAGGTGTTACATTGTACTTGGCCGCAATTTCCTTTACAGCCTTGTTTATTTCCGTAGCATAGTCATCGTCCAAAGAAATAAACTTATCCTCACCACGAGTCTTCAAGAAGCTCTTACCGATAGTTGGATGCCCAAAGACAACCCTGTCATTTGGCGTAATCATCTTATCGAACCCCAAGGCTTGGTACACTTGGTTTGATACAGGTTGTGTACTACTTGGTGCAACACCAACATCCTTATTGTACACCAGTTTCTGGAACCCCGGCTCTGTCATAAACTCACTCTCCGGTAATCCACTTAGGTATGCAGCACCATAAAGTGCTTTTGCAATATCAACCGCAGAACGTCCGGCTATCTTGTTTTGAGATACCAGGTTATCAACGTACTCCTTATTGGCTGTATAAGAAGCCTTACGGTTGGTTATGTTTTTTTCGAGATCGCCGACAATTTTAGGGTAGAGCTCGGAAGCTCCACCCTGATTGTTTACTGCCGTATGCTCTCCTTTGTTGTTCTTGCCAAATTGAATACTGCAAAAAGACATTACTTCAGGAATTTGAGTTTGTAGATCGTACTGGACATTAGTTCGCACACATCATCGATAATCTGTTGGAGCGCACCTTTGCTGAAATTCATCTTCATCATTTCTACTTCACCACACTTCTTTTGCAGGTAGCTCAAGAAGTCAATGTTGTTCTGCACCGTTATGGTAGTATCATACTCTACAATCTTACCATAGAAGCCCTGGTAGCTTTCTACGAACCGATCCAGTAGATCAGGAAGACCATCGTAGAGTTCATTCATTGCCTTGTGAGCGGCATAAGAACCGCTTTGGAGGTGTGAGATATGGGCCTGGGTAGTAACTTCAAACAGAAGGGAAGCCAGTTCACCACAGGGGCATCCTACCGAGGAGCCGGGGAGAGTGGGGAGTCCACCGTGGGACATAATGCGTCTTGCGTCAATCATGGTTGTATTGGTTTTGGTTGATTAAGAATTACAATCTTCTAATGCGTTCTCTTTTCCTTTTTCTATGTTATTCGGCAAAGATACACTGGGTTGAGTAGTAGCAGCGGTGGGTTGAGAGGGTGCTGTGGGTTTAGACAAAACATCATCCAACTGTTGTCTCCAATTTGAATCCTGCATATTAATAGTCGGAATACCCTTTCTTCTTGCCATTTCAACAGCTTGACCAGTTCCCCCTTCAGGTCTGATGCCTTTACCTTCATTGGCCCAGAACAAAACAAAGTCAACAGGGGTATCCAACTTGGCACCAAATATCTGATTGGTGTTCCTTGCCATTAGCTTTAATCCACCTTCAGTTAATGCACTTGGTTTAGGATGTATTTCTTTAGCAATAGCTATTTCTTTAGCTCCTGCTTTTTCAGGAGCAAACAAGTTTTTCTTATTTGTTCCTTTTGAAAATGCAGCATCGGCACCCTCTTCTTTATTTCCAAACGTTTTACCTGTATTAAGCGTATATCTATCCGATAACTCTTTGGCAACCTCCGTCATTTGCTGAAGTATTTCCGGCGGAGTTTGTCTTGACCCAATACCAGCATACGTCATTGTAGGAGTAGCAGACTTACCAGGAAGTTTATTAAACTCTGTGGCACCAGGCTTTACGATTGTTGTAATAGCACTTGGTTCTGCACTTGGCGTAGGTGCTATTTCAGTTTCCTTTTCAACAGTAAGTTTTGGTCTTGCTGCAGAAGGAATCTGTATAGAACCTCCCAAGTCAGTGTTGTAAAACTTATAACCAAAACCAGATGTGGTTTCAAAGTCTCTTCTTCTTCCGCTAAACTCTACCACATCCATCTTTTTTGTTTTTTGGTTGTAGGACTTAAAGTACACAGGAAGACCTTTAGCTTTTTCTCTTGCCTCATGTACTTGTTCCTCCATATCATCTTGATCCTTGTAAAGATTCTCCAACAACCAAGGATTAGCAATGTAAAACTTCCTTTTGAAATCGGAAAACACTTTATCTTTTTCAGCAGTCGGCATTGACAAAAACCCATTAATTGCTTTTTGAGCCAATGAGAATTTACTTTCTCCATCGGTTTCTTTTTCAAACATTTCTGGTTTGACGGGAAGAAACGAATCCAACGACAAGTAGCCTCCCGAGTATCCGGTAGCGTAAATGTTGTAAGCAACCAAGTCAAGGAAAAACTCTTTTGCTCCGGCGGCAACATCTTTCATCTCTTCAATGTACTCATTCAGCATAAAAAGACTTTCCCCCATATCCGAACGACGGATAGCATTAATAGGTTTGTTGTCATAAACCGCCGCATTAAGAGTAGGTATAAGCCTTTTGATAATTCTAAACCGTTCGTTGTCTTTGATACCTTTAATCTTCTCCAACAGTTGTGCCGCCGATCGTTTATCAATTTCTCCGGTCAAGATGTTTCTACCACGCCGACCTTTAAAGAAATCAAGGTTTTGAACCAGGTAGTTAATAAAATCTTCGTGAACAACCTTGTTAAACTTCTTTCTTTTTTCCGCAGAAATATATCCTCCTACACTTTTGTCTATTGTCATAAATACAGGAATATCTAATTTTTCCAAGATGTAAAAAGGCTTGTACATATCATTGTACTGACGATAAATGTCAAAGAACGCACTCATTGGTCCATCGACACTTGACTTCCAAGTATCTTCAACCAATCCTGTATTAACAGAAGCCTTTGCAATTTTATCACTTCTTTCCAACCAGTCTTCCCGGCGCTTTGGTTTAAAAGTATCCAAGCTGACTGCCGACATAAAGGTTCTGTGTTTGGTTGTTTGAGACTTTAGGTCCATAAACAAATCCAACATGTAAGCTTGGGCTTCCGGCTTAAACTCTCGAAGTATTTTCAAGAAGGTCTTTTGATCATCAATTCCTTGGGGAACATCCGGTCTTTTATACACGTTCTTTCCGTTTTCATTTTTTCCAAGAACCATGAGTTTACCCATAGCTTCCATATAAGCCGTGTCAAAACTATTGATTCTATACTTCTGACGCAGACTGTTCCTTATCTTGTTTGTCAACCCTCGCTCCTTATACGGAACAGAATCATAAATGGTTTTGTACTTAAGGTAATCTCGGATAGCCGGTTGAGCAAAAAAGTAAATGATGTCCATGTGAGGCACACCTCTTTGCAACAAGTATGTTGCCATGTTCAGTGTTTCACCAACAAGACCAAGTACTTTAGCATAAGGGTCTTTAACGGCGTCCACTTGCGATGTAAGAAGCCCGGACAGCAGTTCTGATATAAACTCATTATCTTGATTTAGGATGGTGGAGAACGAAGAATTTTTATCCGCCGGAAGAAACGGAATTGTTCTAACCTGTACCACTGCACCATCTGCATCAAGAACCTCTAACCTAATAGTGTACCCGTACAACTGGTTCACGGTATTACCGGTAATAGTAACAGCCACTTGACCCACACCGCCTTTGGAAGCAATGTTCTCCCTGGTTTTGATGACGTTGGTTACTGCGGTATAAGCATCAAAGATAGAGACCTTCTTGTCAGGATTTAAACTTTCGTAGTAAGCCTTTTCTTCCGTCGTTCTTGCAGACTTTGCGCCCTTTTCAGATATTTCTTTCAGTTTGCTTTTGGCTTCAATCCTCCAGTGCGTATCATCCGTCGGCTTCATCAAGTTCATAAAGTTCTCTTCCAGAGTCATGATCTCCAACTCTACTTCCAACAACTCATTTTCTTCTGCTTTTCTGAACAGACTTTTCTTTCCTTCCAACTCCATCAAGTTCAACTGAAGTTTTTCAAAGACCGCTTTTTTAGCAAGGTCTTGAGGACTTTCCCCAAGATCATTTATTTCTTCCCGGTATCTTTCGATTACCTGTTTGGCTTTTTCAATACCGAGCAAATTGCTGTCTGAAAATTCCGAATCTTCCATAAGAGTTAGAAACCTATCGGTGTAGTCAGACAGGTTCTTCTCAACAAGTTCTTTGGTCAAGTACAAAAACTTCATGTTCTTACCTCTTCCAGACAATATGCCGTGACCCAGGTACATGTTTAGTTTATCAATGTCAAAGTCCGAACCTACCTTGGTAGCAATAATCGGCGGTACTACTACCATTGCCGTATTGGTAGGAACAAAGAACCTCTTAACCCGGAATACGTCGTTGGAGGACAACTGTTGATTGGGAATACGAAGACCTTTGATGAACAACATTTGTTCGTCAAACTTACTAAAGTTGCCGTCTGCAATATCCTTGTTGACTCTCTTAACCAGTTCTATAATGTCACGGGTTCCATACAATTCCATAAAGTCGTTAAGCCATTTGGTCGGAAATGGCATACCTATATCGGCATACTTTTTATCTCCTTCGTACATTTGATAATCCTCAGATACATAAATCCTACCTTCAGTTCCTCCTTTTTCATCAGTGACTTCCTTGTAGAGTGTAGGTGTTTTGCTATCAACTTCTTCAAAGAAGATAGAGCTTACCTGGGGCACGGAGTTACCATTACGCTTTTGTTTTGTAACTTCGTTACGCACCAAAGAGTACAGCACCGGTTCAATCTTGAACCTGTTTGGAAGCAACTCAATAGCCTTATGTTCTGCTTCCGCAAACAAGTCCATTACATCCAATACGTTATTTGCAGCACCTCTTTCGCTCAAAGATCTCTTGAGTTCACCAACAAGTTTTTTGATGTCACTGTACTCACCTTCTTTTAAGTATCCGACTTCTTTCTCAAGAAAGTTAATAGACTCTCGAATCCGGTTTGCAGTTATATCGGAATACTTAGAAACCAAGTCGTAAATACGAGATACCTGTCTTTTTTTAAAATGCGGCATATCATACCAAGATTCTCTAAGCTCCGGTTTAATATCGATTGGTACTCCCGCATTGAACAAATTGGAAATGGTTAGCTTATACGACTGACTGGAGGATATGACTTTTCCTTTTTCCTTGTTGGCAATAGCAACCTGGTGTTTGAAGTACTTAGCTTCCATAAACTGGATGTGAGAATCCAGATCTTCTTTCACGTTGTCATTGGCCACTGCTTTACCTTTATTGACCGTGTAAGCCATCTTCATACCTTTAACCAACTTTCTTTCACCAAGCTTCTTACTGTCGTCAAGAGCTTTTTTGTTCTGAGTCTTGATGCGTTGTCCTACTTTCCGCGCAGAACCAAAACCTAAAACACCTATGCCATTTTCAACCAGGTTGCGATGGATAGACTCCAACTTGGTTCCCATTATCTGAGAAGGCAGCATTGGATAAAAACTGGTTTTAGCTACTCCTTTTGCAGCATAACCGCTCTTTCCTTTATTTTTCCAGTATGGTCCGGCGTATTGACCTTTCATGGTTTCGGCTAATCCCAAGAACTCGTTGAAGTAAACGTATGCGTCTTCTCCTTCGGGTACAGTGTAAGCAGAGTAGTCACCGTTGAATATGCGAACCTCCATTTCAAACAACCGTTGATGAGCTTCAGACCATTGACCCCATTGTATCTTGGTGCGCCTCCATTGAAACAGGTTGATGTAAGATTGACCGTCACCCCAGTTGGTTTTCTTATAAGCATTCTTAAGTTTAGCTGCATGAATTTCGGAAAGATTTTCAGCCTCTTGTTCACTGTATCCAAGGTTGAGCAACATGGTCTTCATAGAACCTTTTGCTCTTTCTTTGTAGTTGTTCAGTTGACTTTCCGGTACATAGTAATCCTCTTCTGCAAATGCTTTAGTAGCAATCATGTCCGGGTTACTGGCATTAGGAATACTGCTGTAAGACACTAATTCCCTTTTACCTTTGAAGTTCATATAGAACATACTTCCTTCTCTATTTTCGCTATTGATGATAAAATCACTTATGGTTTTTCCGTGAGCAGATAGTTCGCCGGTGGATGACCAAACGTTGAATCGCTTAAAGCTATCAGCACCATTCTTGTAAATCTTGGGATCACCGGTAAATATAAAAGACTGTTCAATGTTTCCGGCCAACGTGTTAACCGAATACAATCGAGAAATTACTTTAATAGCTTCTTCATAAATTTGATCCTGTTGTGTTTTAGGATCAAACTTGTATTTTTCAATTACCTCTTTTTTTACATCGTTCCAAATAGCGTTACTAATACCGACCGGCATAGAAACACCTCCAACTTCTACTTTTCTGTATATACCTGAACTCTTTATGTACTCATGCTCATTTTCAAAATGCTTCATTGCGCCCTTGTACAACTTATCGAGTTCTTGTTTGAACTCTTTTGAGTTTTTGTCTACTACACGTCCGTCCTTTACCAGGTTATCGTAGTTTACAAAAGCTCCAAAAAGACTATCCTCGTTTAAGGCTGTACTCAAATACTGAATATCAGAAGGACGATAAGCTAAACTTTTTGCTTCTTCATAAAGATAATCTGCAAAAAACGACTTGAAAGAACTTTCAAATTCTTTAAGGCCAATGTCTTCTATCATAAGGTTTTTAGAAATCTTTCCGGCGGCTTTAGGTATTTCAAGTTGCACGGAGTAAAGAACACTTCTATCAGAGTGCTTTACCGCTTGGTAGTGAGTTACACTTGAATTTAGCAACTGGTTGATATAAGTAGAAAACAGGGTTGTTTCTTCAACCTCCGAAAGATCCTGTGCTACTGACTTGTCTTTTGTTTGAATACCTTGGTTCACGTTCAAACGTATCTTTCCTCCAGTCTGTAACATTCTTTTAAGCCAAGAACTGTTTGTAAAACCCCAAGATTCTAAATGCGGAAGTTTAGCTTTTAGTAAATTGAACTTCTGCGACAAAGAAAGATTGGGAGTTTTGTTTATTTCTTCAACAGCGGAATTTAACTCATTGACCATTTGGGTCATGTAGTTGTTCAGAGCAATACCGTAAACCCGTTCTCCCCCGGCTGTTACCATGGAGCTTTCTGTAATAACCCCTGTAGACAATATCTGATCAGCAATAATTTTAGCCGCCTTGTCAATAGGGAAAGTATTAAAAGCTGCGTTTGAAAACATTTTCAACAAGTCAGCTTTTTTAGCAGGATCACCTCCTATTTCTTTTACAACAGCATCGTTTATTATCTTAAGCTGATCACGAAATCTTGTTTTTTCCTCATCGTTTTGCAATAGGTCATAAAAGCTTCTAAGGCCAAAAGCATCTACGTACTTTTCACCAACCACCTCCTTTGCGGTAGTAAATCCTTTCATTATCTTGAAGAACTCTTCAACGCCGCCTTTTTCGTTAATCGAGTTTATCAATCGGGTTGACATTTCAGCAGCCGACTTCTGCAACCTTGCATATTTAGAGGAATCAATAATTTTTACATATCCGCCTTCGTACTCTGTCACCAACATGTTGTACCTGGTATTGGTGTACTGTACAATAAACTGAATACGGTTGTACATGGCAGCATCTTTTAGGTTGCTACCATCTTTTCCTCCAAGTACTTGAATCAACTTTGAAATAGCCGGGCCATAGGTTTTGTTATTTGACAGTTCCTCCAGTTTATTAAACACCGCTTCATCTGTAGCCAGTGTACCGGCAAGATTCTCGTTCAAGAAGTTGGAAAGCTCTACCCAGTTAAAGCTCCGGGTCATTCCATATCTTGAAGTGTCGTTTGTGTTCTCAATAGCCGACAGGATAATCCTAACCGCTGTCTTTACACGGGAGTTGGGATCTATTTCAAAAGACGCTTTGTCAAAAGCAGCCCCTTCACTTTGTCCATCTGGTGTAGTTTCCTCTACTTCCTTGTTTTCATCCGCCGGTTTTGTCAAAGGTTGTCCATCTGTATCCAGAACATCATCTTCGTTTTCTTGCACTTGAACAAAGCTAAGTTGCTTACTCAACAGTTCAGCATGTTGCTTATACTTGGCAAGTATCTTGCTCTTTGACTTGTCCGGTTGCATCAAGTCATTTTTCAATGCCAAGTAAAACCAAGCCTTGTCCTTTTCAAAAGAAGTGAGTTCGTTATACGACTTTCTTTTTTCAAGGTAATCAGTCAAACCAAGTTGCTTTTCAATCTCCTTCAGCGTTTTATTGACAACAACTCCTTCGTTCATTTCTTTCTTACCTTCAAGAATATCTGACAAGTTACCACCTGTCATAATACCTTCAATGTAGTTACGATGCATCAGTTCAATAACCGGAGCAAAGTCATCATATAGTACATCAATAGACTGACCTTTGAACTCCAGTTTGATACTCTTTGATTTTTGAAAAGCATTGGTGACTGGTCTTGAAACATACCCTCCCTTGTTCATCATGTCATAGATACGCTCAATCTCCGACGGCTTAGCTCCGGTGATATACTTGAGCATCTTGGCCAGTTGATCAAACAGTTTCTGGAGGAACGTCCTGGGCTTAGGTTCACCCAGGACAAAGTTTGCAAACTCATCCGCAAAGTACTCCTCGATCAACACGTCTTCGTTATTACCGTACTCTGCTCGGTACGGTTCAATCAACTGTTTCCAGTTCTTGTTGGTCTTGAGTTCCCTTACAGCAGCCTCTCGTTCTTGTGCCGTTAAAGCCCCCTGCCATACCCTGTGGAAGGTTTCGTGGTACACGGTGGAGGTAGTAGCCAGGTCGGACAAAAGAATCGTTCCATCGGCATTTAATTGACCTATAGCCCTATCTTCTATTAGCCCTTTGACAAACCCTATCTGGGAATCCGTCATCCCGGTTATGCGCCGTAGTTCTTCTTTGGCAAACGATTGATCAACCACCTTAGCGGATGCTATCTTACCATCCTTGATGAGTTTGAGCATTTCTCCACGGGAGTATTCGTTGCCATTATAAACGTATCTACAAGACATTAGAAACAGTTTTTGGTTACTTGATTGGTTTCCTCAAGGTTCTTGAGTATCGATCGAGCTTGATCAACATCAATAATCTTATTTGACTTCTTGTTTGATTCTGAAGGCTTTTCGGAAACTCCTATATAAACACTTGTTTTGTTGGCATGGTTTGTTACATTGTTTAAATAAGAATTATTTACCGACTCTCCATCAAAAACTTTTTCTGCATCATTTCTTTGATTTGAATATATTAAAGGAATAGCTTCCAAAAATCTTTCTTTTGATTTTTCCGGTATTTCGTTGACATATATATTAAGCAGCAAAGACATTGTTGCTTGAGCCGATTTTTCTATATCCAGTAAATCTTTAGATTCATTAATGCCAAAAGTGTTTCTGGTTTTTTGATCTACTGAAGAAAGTCTTATTTGAGTTACTCCAATAGAAGGATTTCTATCAATACCCAGCTCTATTGCTCCTAATTGAGCAATGTCGGTAACTCTTCCAAATTGACCTCTGAGTCCTCCATAACTACCAAAAGAAGACTCTTGCCCAAATATACCATAAGCAACTTTTGCAATTTGATTATAAACATCGTTTGAAACAGTCGGATACAGTTTCATTAACGCAGGTTTACTTTCAGACAATGTTTGCAAATACTCTTTTCCTTTTTCGTTTACATTAGCCGCTTTAATTGTTATAGGTATTGGTTCGTAGTTAGTAATTGTTCTATTGACATCTTTATCACTTGACTTAAATCTAATTTCGCCATCTTCAATTACAAATTCATTATGAGGATTATCTGGAAGAATATAGACAACGCCCTCTTCGGCAAAACCGCTTTCCCAAAGATTTTCTAAATCGTCCAAGTTAAAATTTAAACACCCGTTACTTAAACGATTATTTGAATAATCTTTATCCGAAATTGCAGTTCTTCTTGCCGCGTTTGTAACTTTATGAATAGCCATAGGTACTGCAATACCTCTTTCATTCTTTAAATAAAAAGCTTTATCTCCATGATAAGTTCCTCTTTTACTAACTGTAAAAATACCGGCTCCTGTTTTTTTATTACCTTCCGTCCAATTTGTTTTTGAACTGTATCCTTTTTTAAGATAGCTTACTCCATCTTTTTGATAAGTGGCTTCGTTTGCAGAAACTTGTTTTCCGTTTTTGTCAAAAAAGATAGACTTTAAAACAGTTTGTTCGTCTCCAACGTTTTCTCCAACTCCTATTTCATAACTGGTTATCAAAGAATCTCCTTCATACAAATGAGCGATCCCTACAGACTTATCTACAATAATGTACTTGCCGGACTTGTTCTTTTGATAATTAGTAATTGCGTTTACGTTGCCAAGTTTATTTATTTCTTCTTGGTCAAGAAGTGTTTTTTCAAAAGACTTTAGATTTTCAATATTTGCGGTCCGGTATGTAAAAACATTTTCTCCAGAAGGAAACCTAAAGCTTCCCGCTGTAAATAATGTAGAAATAATGAAAATATTAAGAAGCAAACTTTTTATTTTGGCTGCAACTTTTTGAAGCAGTGTTCTTTCTTTACCTTGTGATTTTTCTTTTAGCTGCCGCAAAACTTCTTTTTTTATAGCTTCTTTTACATCTTCTTTTTTAATATTTTCAGAATCAGAAATTTGTTGTATTTCAGATTCAGAAACGTTTTCTTCTATAAGATTATCTATTCCGCTAACATCAACCTGTTCTTCTTTTTGATTAACGGGTTCAGCAGAAAGCCCTTCAGGTTGAGGTGCTACCGGCTGCTCTTCAACATCAAGGTCAGACAAAGGATCTATTTCATCCCGTTCCATCTTTTTTTCCTCTTCGCTTTTTTTCTTTATTACAAACTCCTCTTCTTCTTCTTGAGGTTCTGCACTTGGAGCAACACTTTTTGAAATAGCTGCTGCTGCATTTTGAGCATTGATGTTGTTCTCATCAACATCGTCCGGTATATCACCAGGCTCATCTTGTGACTTACCTTCAGTTGAAGGTGCAGCTTCTGGTGCTGCCGGGGCAGCGGCCGGAGGAGTAGGTTTTGGTTGATTTTCTACTCTTTTTTTGTAAGCCTCTACAAACTTTGCCTTTCTTTCATCTTTGTTTTTGTTCCATTCATTTTTAGATTCGTATGTAGAAATATTTGGATAAAAAGTGCCAATAAAATAAGTGTAATCTGTAAATGGAAAAAAACCATTTGGGTCATATAACTCAGTTGTTTCATCGTCGACAACAAGTGCCAAGTTGTCATTATACACTCTTATTAAAGGTCTATTTTTTTCAATGAAAAATACATTAATGTAAAATGTTACTGTATTACCCCCCGCGTTTATTTCAAACTTTAAGCCTTCAAAATTATCTCCATCTTTAATGTTTTCAATTTCTTGTTGACTAAAGCCAAATCTTTTTAATAAAAATTTTACACTATTAAGATTTTTCAAAGCCTTTTCAGAGTATTCTTTAAAATATTCATCTCCGTATTTTTCAGAAGTTTTAGCCTGTTCATTATTAACCGATTGTTCATTTTGACTACCTGTGACAGTAGATGTAGAAACAGGCGGTGTTGTGGGCGAAGACTGACTTGAAGTTTCAGTTTTTTTAGATGACTTTCTTTTGTTTGCTCTTTCTTTAATTACGCTGGTTAAGTTGGAAGGATCAATGACTAAGTTAGATTGAACAAAAGGCTTGTCTTTCTGAATACGAGCTTCCAAGACATCGTCAAGAAGTTGTTTCGAATAGTTAACGTCTTTACGCAACTTGATTATTCCTTTTTCAAGAAAAGGAATATCTACGTTTTTACCAAGAAGTTTTTTGTTTACATAGAAATACCTCTTTTGTAAATGCTCCTTAAAGTTCTCAACCGCTTTCTTTTCTACCTCGGTTCTTTCCTTTTCTGGTTTGCGAAGTACCTCTGCGGATATACTGGAGGGTTTCTTATTAGCACCCTCCTTGTAATAAATAGTATCTCCCTTTTTGTACAGCTCAAATACGTTAGAAGAACGCTTACCAACATTGATCAGTGTTGCAAGAAGTTCGGCAACCGGAACTTTTTCTATCTGCGTTTCTTCGGTTGACATTAAGTACATAACCGTTTCCGCCTCTTTTTCTGTCAACGTTCGTTGATGAAGAATAAGCGGAGGTGCGTTCTGAACAACGTAGTAAGGAGTGCCGGGTTTCATCTTGTATATTCTTCCGCCGACACTAACTTCACCTTCAGAAACTCCAAGGTTCTGTAAGTAAAACTCCTTGTTTTTATCGTTTTGATACCAAGCAAAAATATCCTTTACTCGATACCCTTTGCCTCCTTTTACACGATTATAGTGCTTTGATCCTATTGGATTATTTGCATCAAGAGATAGTACAAACTCTCCCTCGGCAGTTATTTTTTCTGTGATGGCATCTATGAAATCCGTATAGTTTTCAATAGCCTTTTGCAGCTCCTCTCCCTTAAGACCAATTTTGCTTTCAAGGTTCTTCGTAGAACGAAATGAAGTAAAAGCAATCTTGTTGCTACCAAGACCTCTGAACAGTTTACCGGTTTCTTTATTTCTGATGAACACATAAACACCTGTCATCTTTTCTTCTTCAGAAATAACAGCACCTCTTTTTCTATCAAAGTCAATGGAGCTATCAATAGCTTCCTTCATTTCATCTGTGGCAGTAGCATAGGTTACAGCAACATAATTGTTTGCACCCAAGTGACTCTGCATATCACCCTTGTTCTTTTTTGCAGCCGAGTTTACATAATCAAACCAAGCTTTGGAATAAAGGTTAGGATTCCTTACCAGGTTTCCATCCTTATCCCGTTTATCAACAGCTCTTCCATTGACCGTATCAAACTCAACGTCTCTACCAGTAAGCAAAAACGGATTGGTCGGTCTTGAGAACAAGTTGCTTACAATTTCTTCATCGGCTTCTTTGGTAACTTCATCCTGTTCTTCCTCTTCGGCAAACTTATACATTTCTTCTTTAGCTGCATACAAAGACTCAAGTCTTATTTTAGTAAGAATCTCGTTGTGCCTTTTGATTCTACCAAAGAGTTCACCAAAGGCAACAGCCTCTTCTTTTTTCAGCTCGTTTATCTCTTTGGCAATAGCATCAAATTTTTCTTGAGCTTCCTTTTGTAGTCTTTTGTAGTAAGTTGACTTTCCGATTGCAGAACTCCTTTCCGCTTGAAGATCCCAAAGTTCTCCAACTTGTTCTTTGGTCCTTTCTTTGGGAGCAATAGAACGAAGTTCATTCAACCGCTGATTTATTTCCTCAACTCGCTTGGTTATCTCATCAACATTGTTGATAATGGATTTCAATCGATCACCTTGTTCAGTAAGCTGTTTTTCAAGATCCTCCAGTTTACCTAAGGCATCGGTAAATATGTTGTAGTACTCTTGGTTTTCAAGAAGTATGTTTTGGTAAGTTATGTTTTTATTTATCTCAAGAGCCAACAGTTTCTTTATAGTATTTATTTTATTAACCTGGTCGTCCTCTACATTCATTGCTTCTCTTACTAAAGAAAGCATTAGTCGCTCTTGTTCTTCAGAAAGCTGTTTCTCGGCTTCTTGCTCCAAGCCTATTTCCAAAGCTTCTAATCGTTCTCGATACTTTTTTAGGAAGTTCAGCTCTCTTTCAGCTTGACCAAAGGATGACTTAAGAGTTCTCAGACTCTTGTTGTCTTCTTTTATTTCACTCAAAGCCTTATTGTAGGACTCGTATAAATCAGCCGCCGCTTTCCTTGCTTCAGAAAGTTTGTTTAGAATACGCTCTATCTTAGTGTTAGCCTTATCTATTCGAGTTTCTTTATTCCGGGCAGTAAGATCATCCTCAAGCGTTTTCAAATCTTCGTTTGCTTTTTTAAGGCTATTCTCGATTTTTTGAATAGCCTCTTCTTTTCTGGACTTCTCTTTTTCAAATTTCTTTGTAAGAGCGTCAGTTGCCTTTTGAGCTTTATTAAGACTTAACTCAAGAGCATTCAGATTATCCTGTCTTTGCTCAATTTCGTTGTCTAACCTTATCATCATTTCTTTTCTCATCAGCTCCGCTTCACCCCTTATACGATCTTCTTTTAGCTTCTTAGACTCTTCCCTATCATAGATAGTAAAAGCATCAGGTCTCCTTTTAAACACCACCTCTATCGTTTCTGGTGACGTTTCAAAGTCCTCTATGTTCTTTCGAACAACGGTTTCTTTTCCTTTTGAGTCCTTTTCTTTGTAGAGAAGCGGTATTTGTTTTACAGACTTAGTGGCCGGATCCCAATTAAAAACGGCTGTCTTCCCTTCGTCTGTAAAGTACAGCTTACCATCTTTTCTCCAAAGAAGAAAGCGAACATCGTTGAAGTCAACATGAACTTCGTCAAAGTCTTCTTTGTAATCAATACCCTTTTTGTCAAACAACTTGTTGAGGTATTCTGGATCATCAACCGCTTGTCTAAGACGTTCCTCCTCAGACATCCCATATTTACCCTCGTTGTTCTTAAAGTCGTTGAACTCTTTCAACAACTTGTTGTTGTCAAACAGCTCATTGTAGCTTTTAACCGTTTCCTTGTACATATCGTCCAAGTGCTTCTTCCGATCTTTCTTTTCGGAAAGCTCTTGTTCCAGTTGAGGATTTACCCGGTTAGCTTCTTTGTTGCGCTCTACTTCAGCTTCGGTCCTTTTAATCTCATCATCAATGTTCTTGAGCGCATTGTCATAGTAGTCCATTTGTGCACCGACATTCATCTTGTCGGCCATCACCAAATGCCGGAACATCATCTTCTCATCTGCTGTTCCGGGTTCTTCATCCAAGAAAGACGTCGTACTATGATTGGTATTTTCGATAATCCGCCGTTGCTTGGATAGTCTTTCAACCTTATCTATAAGGCGCATCTTCTCTTGAGTAAGAAAGAAGTTGTCCGCCTTTGTATTCTCACTGTACATCTTTTCCACAATCTGATCGACGTGAGCTTTGAATATCTCTACGCCACCTTCAGTGCTGATGTACGGGGAAAGTAAGAACGCCTCCCGGTTGTTCTTTACACCCTCCAAATGAACTCTCTCTTCTTGGGTGATAGTACCGTTTGCTTCTTTTTCAGAAAGAAAAGCTTCAGCCAAAGCGTTCATCGACATCATCTTTGTCAACTCTTCACTTGCTCCGGCTACCGCTTTTATTTTTTCTTGGTCCAGTACATACTGACCGTTTTCATCAAACTCAAAGTTTCCATTCTCGTCCTTCTTCAGCAGTTCACCATAAGGAATAGTGTTGGCCTTTACCATTTCAGTAAAGTAGTTCACCATACCCTTTGAAGGAGCTTTCTCTTTCCTCCCGGTAATACGATCAAGGGTTCTCCCGGCAAACTCACTACCAAGAAACTTACCTCTCTTTTGAGTACCAGGAGAACCGAACAGTGCCTCCTCTTCAGCCCTCAAATCTCCTCCAGTGCCTATTGCAGAAGCACCACCTCCAAGTATACCGCCCAAGGCAACTGCTTCGTAGAACTCACGAGAGGACTCCGTAGATTCAAGTTCAGTTAAGTTCTGCAAATACTTCTCTCCAACAGCAAACAAGTTACCCGGAATGTTCCAAGGGTTGTTCAGTTCGCCTTTCATAGCAGATTCTGTAAAGTACTGCTCTGTAGAAGTTTGCATACCTTCTTGAAAACCTTCAGAAATACCATTAATGGCAGCGTTCTTAGCGTAGATACCCAAGTTTTCCTTAAGGGTTCGTTTGGCAATACCTTTGGATGTACGTTCACCCTCACGTATTACGGTTGCCGCTAAATCATCGGCTGCTCCCCTTGCTACTCCTTCAGCAGTACCTTCAGCAACTTCTCCGGCGGCCCTCTGTTCAAGTTCTACACCCACTTGTTCAGCCGCTTCACCAACCGCTGCTCTTTCAACACCTTCAGCAGCTACACCCTCTGCAACACCTTCTACAGCTTCTTTAGCTGCACCTTTAGCTCCGGCCGTTACCGGTGCATCATCAAAGAACTTTAGTCCAGACATCCGTCTGGATATATTAGCCTGGGTGTCAAAACCTCTAAAAACGTATTTCTCCATTATGGTATTGGACAAGGCCAATATACCCACGTTAGCACTAAATACGTTTGAGGCTGCGTTACCGGCTATCTTGTTTGCATCTTCCTCGGAGTAACCTTTATTGATCAACTCCTGTCTAAGGTTCATGTACGTGTTGTTGGCCTCGGCAGAAGATTCAATGATTGTATTAGCAAATACGTTCATTATACTCTGTGCCCTATTAGCGGCCACTTGACTCTGACTGATGGTTTGCATCGTCCGAGCAAATTTACCCAGTCCAGAAGTCGATAGACGAGATCCTGCGGCCAACATTTCAGCAGCTTGGGTAGTACCACCCAGTGCTTCTGCTCCCCGAGCAAGTGCTCCGGCAGTACCGGTAAGAAGTCTTCCGGCTTTTACGGTGTTCATTAAGAAACCGCCACCCATCATCCCTACCATGAAACCAATACCATCGGCACCGGTAGTACCCCACCAAGCCGAATCTGTTAGCTTACCTATGATACCACCTTCCTGTACGGCCGTGGAAACATAAGTAGGAAGGTACTCTTGGTTGATGTTGTTCATACCCTCTTGAATAGAGGATATCCAAGCGTTGTCCCAACCGTTACCGGTCATACCGGTACCCGCCGCAACCAGGTATCCGGGTGTGGATAGTACTTCTGCAACAGCTCTGGTTGCAACACGACCAACACCTTTAAGCAAATTACCTACCGCACTTTGGCTTTCGTAAGCTAATTGATTAAGGGTTTCTTGATCGTACGGAAGTGGATTTGTTGTACCAAGATACTCCTGTATCTCCTTATAGTTTTCGGGAGCTACTGATTCAGCAATACCAGAAGCTTTGTAATAAGAAGATTGTACAGGTGTACCAGTACCGTAAATATTATCATCACCAGGCATAGATTATTTTTTTGGATTTACTGTAGCAGGTTTTCTTTTAATGTCCGAATATCTGTCTAACGATATTCTTACCTGTTCCACATATTCAGGCTTCATCATTGCATAACCCATGTAGGATTGAGTTGCTTCAATATTGTCATATCGAGAATTTTCTATGGTCACATATTTAGCACCATCCCATTTTTTGGCAACATAAGTAGTTTTACCAGATGGACCTTTTTCGGCAAAAAGCTTCCAATTAAATTTGATAAGATTTCCGCTTGCATCGGGAACTGTTTGACTAAAAGTAGAAAGTTCTTTTTGTCCTCTTTCTTTTAAACCCTTTGATTTTTGACTTGCTGTATTTTGCATAACCAACGGTTTTCCGGTTTGATAATAAAATGCAAGTCGTCCTGCATTAAACTTATCATCATCTGTTGCCACATAAGTTCGATTTTGATGAATATCCTGAAAAAACGGCTGTATGAATCCTTGCAATCCTCCTTGATGAGTAACTGTAAGTTCACTCAAAGGAACATAAACAGGTTTGTCAAGTTTTATTTCTCCTCCATCCTTTGCAAAAAGTTTTATACCAACAACCGGAACACCTCCGCTACCTATACCAATATCGTTTACAACAACATTAACGGTACCTCCTTCTATTTCATCGGCATAATTAGAAAGTGTTTTGTTTCCGGTTATCATAGACCTGTTAATTCTAAAGTGTTCTTCGAGCACACCAAAACTTTCGGCCAATTCTCCTTTTACAGCAGTAGTGGTTATTATCTTTTGCATTGGAGAAGCCGCTTCTGGTTTTTTACTTATTGTAGCAGCAACTGCATCCCGGTGAGCTTTTTGATAATCGGTTAAGCTGTTGTAATCATCAGCAAAAAGAACTTCTGCGTCTGCTTTAGACATTACGTACTTTTCACCGTTAACGTTGTAAGAAAGTACGTTTTTATAATAATCAGGTGCTTTTTGATCACTAACATTGCCTATTGACCTATAAGTAGTATATGAACTTGATGTTTGAAGATTAAAAGGTTTTGCAGACGAATGTCCGATAGTTTCATTAAATGAAAAATCTTTATCCAAATTAATAACCGCCTTTTCCTCATAAGCAGCTCTGTAATTTTCTGCTTCTGCTCGGGCATCTTTCATGTCATTGTAAGCTGTTTGATACACGTTGCTTTTTAAATCATCAAATAACGTATTAAGATTAGTGCTATTCAAAACAGCATCTGGAACACCTTGTTGTTTCAATTTTGCTCTTAACTCATCTGGGGTTTTTGCATCTTGAGATTTCATAATAGCGTCTCCCAAAAAGTCAATTTGAGACTGTTGGGTTTTATATCCATTTTTAGCTAATGCTGCACTTGCAGCAACTGCTGTTCTTGGGTCTGTTGATATATAACTAAAATTTAATTTTGAGAAAGAATCTTCGGCATTTTTTAAACTTGCATCAAGCCCTTTCATTTGTTCAGCCGCGTTTTCTGGATCGGGTTCAATATCTGTACCTCCCCAAAAAGTACCTATTTCGGGAAGTTTTGAATAGCTTTCTTTAAGATCTATTAAAGCTGCGTCCCATCCATACCTCTTTTGGGCAAGATAAAAAGCGTCCCAGTTTTCAGCATATCCTCTTTCTTTTCCAAGAAGTCCTTTTGAAATATTTGTCATTCTTTCAGTATTGCTATAATCTAAATATTGTCCGAGATCAGTAAACTCGTTAAATCTACCTTCTCTAAAATTACTTAATCCGATATTTATTAGTTTGTTTATATCACCCTTAGCATTAATTCTTTCGTTTTCAGGAATAAATCCTTGAGAATCTAAAATTGCATAAACCAACTTTGTTTCATCTTCAGAGGGCTGCTGTTGATTATTTATTTTAGTTCTGTAATTAACAACAGCATTGTCTAACTTCTTAAGATCTCTTATTTTATCATTTGCGTTGGCAAGTAATTCCTCTGGTTCAACTGCTAACGATTGAGCGGTAGTAAATTTTCTTGCCGCTAACTGTTGTGCAAACTGAGGGGAGTTTAAGAAATTGGTTATTTCTCGTTGTCTTTCAGGACTGACACTTTTACCCCATCGTTTTACTTCATACTCTCCATTTGGACCAATACCTACTTCTTGAACAGTACCTTCTTCAAAACCCATAGATTTGGTGTACTCGTTAAGAGTTTTTTGTACATCTAAAAACGGATAAATATTTGCTTTACCAATATACTTTCCTCGTTCTCCAGGCTTTAACTGACCAACCTGTTTTCTGTATCTGGACATTGCATAAGGAAGGTTTTCAGCACTATACTGAATATCTTTACTTGCCGCTTCATTGATGGCTGCCAAGTTAGCCGTGTGTTCCTCAAGCCGTTTTTCCATAGTTTCAGCAGCTCCGCCAGGTGCCCAGTCTTTGTTTATATCCCTTTGCGCTTCCAACATTAAACGAGTGTATTCTTTCTTGTCACCTTTCAAGGCAGCTTCCGTAAGTTTACTTTTCCAATCTTCTATTTTTTGGACGTATGCTTCTTTTGCTTCTGTGTCACCAAAAACACCAGGTACCCATTCGCCAGTTATTGGGTCTCTTTCTTTATACTCCTGCGTCTCAATATGCCGAGGCATTTTAGCCAACAGCGCATCCATTGCTTCATCTTCCTTTTGTTTCTTATCCAATACTCCTGCCCACATTTGCATGTTCGGAGTAAAGAACTCCGGCATGTATCGGTCAAAGGAATAGTCGTACTGTCTTGGTTTATCGAACCGGTTCATGTTGTTGATTTATTAGATTGTGATGTTGTTTAATTACTTAGAAGCACCTTCCATGAACTTAATGGCTTGTGTAAAGTCATACTTTCCACTTTGCATTAGTTTCCAAGCTTCAGCAAGATTTTCATCATTGTAGCTCCACTTACCGCCACTGGCTTCATTGATAGCTGCAACAGCTTCCTTAAATTTGCCGAAGCTCATATCTCTGGTGTTCTTGTACATATCCTTGTACATCTGCGCCTTGTACAACTGATTACCCACATTGGAAAGGTCACTGAAGAACTGTCTTCCAAAGTCACGTTGAGCAGCGTCATTCTGCGATTGGATGTTCTGACGACGGATGCGTTCGGCAGCTTCCATAGCTCCCAAGTTCATCCTGGTATTGGCTTCTTCACCTCTAAGCGCATTGTTCATAGCTCTTTCCTCCAGTTTAGCTCTAATAGCATTTCTTTCAGCATTGGTGTACGTTTGCATATCCAAAGCTCTTTGAACGTTTGCACTCCGAGCTTGGTTCGATGCCAATGCAGCATTACGGTTGTACATAGCTTCATTGAGAGCCGCAGCAAGGTTAACGTTTCTACCGGCCATCATGTTGTTGACCAACCCGGCTTCCCTGTTTAAACGCAACTGTTCCTTCTCTGCTGGTTGCAAAGCATCGTACAGGGATTTACCCAGGGCAAGACCTTTAAGTCCAATAGAGGCGTACTCAAGAGGTCGTAGGCGCAAAGGATCTTCACCGAGGTCTGTAAGTTGAGTACCGGAAACAGCAGAAGGTTGACCTGTAGGAGTTGTTGCTACAGGTTGATCTGGAGTAGGAGTATATTCAATTCCTTGTGCCGCTAAATAATCACTAAAGGATTGCGGTTGAGGTACAGGTATTCCATTTGCCTGAATATAATTTTCACTGTTAAACGTCGGAATAACTTCCCTGTCTGAAGTGTAAGAAACCGTCGGTAAATTATCTTGAGAAAAATTTTCATAATCTTGTTGTCTTTGTTCAAGCTGCTGTTTTGCATTTAATACAGATTGGGCAAATTGACCTAAATCTAAACCAAAAGGAAATGAATTATTTTTAGGTTTTTCTAAAGGAATTTGAACTTTAGCAGCTATCTCCTCCAAACTTTCTGTTGAAGGTTGAGGTATTAATTTAGGAAAAGGGTTTGGTTCATCAAGGTCTGCAGGATTTTCGTTTAAATAATTTTGCCATTTTTCATAAGCAATTTTTTTTGCAATATTGGACAAATCATTAATTGCAAAATTTGGTAAATTTCCGCCATTAGGATACTGCGTCATATACCCTCCGTTCTTCCACGTAGCCCTTGCATACGCACGGAAGTGAGGATTACCTTCCAAGTTCTTCTTATGTCTTGCGTAGAACGCATCTTTAGCCTTCTCACTGGGGTTGTTCTTCAAGTCGGGATCACCAAAGAACTTTACCGTTCCATCTGGACCAGTAACCTTATGCGTCTTCCCTTTGCGCTCACTGCTACGAGTAACCGTGTAGCCACCGTCACCAAACTCCGGTAGCATACCGCCCATTTCATAGTTAGCAAGATTTAGATCCGGCATAGAATCAATGAATCCACCATCCTCATGTTTCTTGGCCATAGCTTTAAACGTCTTAGCCAAGTTATACCGCTTAGAACCCGGAGGACAAGAAGGACCGCCGAACTTACTACCGGTACACACACCTTCGGTTCCCCGGCGTTTGATGGAAGCAGTAGCCTTTTGAATCCAACCACCTTTCTTATATTCATCCAAAGGTGCTTCCGGTACTTGCAGCATACCGCCGTTTTGATACGGGTAGGTAGGAAAGTCAAGACCCCCTCCCCAACGGAACTCACCGCCTTCTTGGGGCATCTGTTGTTCCATACCTTGTGGCATTGGTTGACCTTGACCTTGTTGCATCATCTGTTGCTGCATCATCATCTGCATCATCTGATCTTGGGACATTTGAGGTTGTCCTTGTTGCATCGGCATTTGTTGTTGCATCATAGCCTCTTGCTCTTGCATCTGTTGCATCTGTGCCATTTCTTCTTGTTCTTTCTGAATCCGTGCAGCTTCGTTCTTTTGGATAAGCATCTTCATTTCCTTCTCCATTGTCTTCTTGGACAAAGGATCGCGTTTACCTTTGTACCGGTTGGCAATGGACTTGGAAATTTGAGCAAAGGTTCTACCGTTCTCTCCAAGAGTATCGGAGAACACATAGTTGTTCCAGGATGTTTCTTTCTTCTCGATTTCACCAACGGCCTTTTTAGGGTTGGTAGTAGGATTACCGCGACCATCAATCATCTGACCGCCATCTTCGTGAGTAGGAGCGTTGTATTGTTTCAGCATACCGCCGTTTTCATGTTTGTAAAGTTGTTTGAAAGTAGGATTGTCGGTGTCTTCTCCCAACATCATTCTTTGTTCAAAAGGAAGAGCGTGTCTTGTTTCCCAAATATCTTGAGCAGTCTGAGGAAGGACTGGGAGCATACTTGTTTTTCCAAACGGTCCGGGAGAACGTTGTTGCATCTGAAGATTAAAGAGCGCATTTTCAATAGCTGTTTGTTTAGCTTGATCAACAACACCTTCTTTTCCGCTTAAAGAATATGCCTCAATAAAATCTAAACCTGGTTGAGCAACATCTACTACTCCTTTAGCCACTTTACCTATTCCGGGAATCCATTGACCTACTGCCATTGCAGCCTGACCTTTATCTTTCCAAGTAGGGTAGTTGTATTGCATCCAACTAACATCTTCAGGAAACACCATCCGCAATGTTTCCGGATCCGAGTTGTTGAAAATTATTTGTTTTTCGTAATCAGTAAACTGCGGTCTTATGGGATTCCCGTTATTGTTTGCGGCTTCTTCGGCAGAACGGTTTATTTTGTTGGCAATTAAGTTTTCAGCAACATATCGCATCTTTTCTTTTTCATAGGCTTCTTCTTTTTGCTTTTTGCTAAAACGAACACCCATTTGTTTTTTAGGATAGTTCTTTACAAAATCTTGTTTGGGATTCATTTGTTCATACTGCCTTGAAATCTGTAACCATTCAGGTATTTGTCCTTTTACAGTTACACCTGGAAGTTCTCCTCCATAGTAGGGTTTTTCAGCAGCAGCTTTTTTTAGATTTTTTATAGCTGCCTTAGACTTAGGGTCTCCTCCACCCAAAGCTCCGCCATTTGCAAACTTCTTAGTATCCATCCCCGGAGTCATCTTTTCATTGGCCATCGTATTGCCACTGGACAAACCATAAGGGTTAGCATTTGCAGTAGCTCTTGCTTTATTGGACATCTGCATCGGAGGTTGTTGCATCATAGGATTTTTTCCATCTATAAAAGCTGAAAGCATGTTGGCTCCAGTAGAAATTGCTGTTCCGACACCTGGAGCAAAAGCATTAATTGCCATCGAAGCAACAGGGGATTTTGCAACATCAACTATTGCTTCAAGAGGATTGACAGACTGCCAAATTCGTTTCTTTCCCATTATCGAGGAGTTTTAATAGTTGTAACTGAATTGATGTTAATTGCTGTTCCATAACTGGGAGTTTCCGGTTCATACCACAACCGGGTTGCAGCCCATTTACCCCGTACAAAGTCCATATTGAACGCTGACGCGGTTGTATCTATGTTGGTAGGTACTAAGTCCACCCAACCATTTCCGAAGCCGTCAGCGTCAAAATACGACTGTATATCGGCCCATCCACGGGATACTACGGGAATACCGGTTGCCAAGTTGTAAAAACCACTGGTACGGTACTCATCCGCTACCCTCATTACATTCTTTGTGGTAGCACTGTAACCAATGTTTCCCCACGGGTTGGAAATTTGGTTCTGCAAAGATATATCCACTTTGCCGCTATTCTGCTCTTCGTTGTACACCATAGCCCCATCAATGGTTCCATAGTTGTTGTCTTCTACCCATTGCCGGGTAATACCGTCCCAGTACTTGGTGTGACCGACCCACTTAAGGGAATCCACATTGAACGTCTGAAAGCTCTTGGTAACGGTTTCTACAAACGATGGCCACATAGAACCGTAGAAACTCAAGAACGTATCTGTTCCATGTTTCCAAGCGTAGTCGTTGTGACGATCGTTGAACGTGTAGAAGTACATGTTGTCACTGTAACTGTACGATGGCATATAAGAGTGCCACGATACCCAGGACTTGTTGAGGAACGAGTAGGACATCGTCCAACATCGGCTGATAAAGTAGTCCTTGTTGTCGAATCCAATGTCTTCATAACTTTCCCCGTTCCAGTGCGCAAATACACACTTATCCACATCGTAGTACAAGTTGTCCTCGATTACTTCAGCCGGAGGTTCAGCAGGTTTATACCCCAAAAACGCAAACAGGTTAAGTATTTCAAAGTCACGCTTCATTACTATCAGCCGTCTGAACCGAGGATCGTACACACACCGTACTCCTACACCTTTGACCGAGTTGTTGTTGACGCAGCAATAGTCGTTAATACCGAACAACTGTAACTGTTGCAGCAACTTCATGGGAAGGTTATCCCTAAACCAGTTCTTGGTTCCTTGTGCAGATATTTCCTGTACACCCTCAAAGAACTGAAACACCCGGCCGTCTTTTGCATCTATCCAACAGTGACCAAAGGGAGTATCGCAGATAGACTGAGGTTCATCTGCACCGGCATAACCAAAGTTCCTACGTTGTACAGCCTCCGGCGGAATGGACAAGAAGTCACCAGTGCCGATGTACAGGTTGGTCTGGTCCAGTTGCATCTGTTGTGGGTTGGGAGCCATAAACCAAGTAGTGTCCTGGGTATGTACCAACATCCGGTTTTTATCGAACCACAGACCGGTTATATCACCCGTAGTAGCATCCAGATCAAGATAGTCGTTTGCAGCATTGACTCTCCAGTTCTCGGATACAGATTCATCCTGGGACTTGGGCGACCAAATGATACGGGTAGGATAAAGACCGTAACAGTCGGAACAGTAGTTGATGAACCGGTTGTAGTTTGTTCCCGTATCTACACGATTGACAAAAGCGTAGTCTTGGTTCAACCTAAACTCTTCTTCAGCAGCATTGTCGTAACGAGAAAGTATTTCAAAAGTGTCAAGGAAAAATCCTTGCAGATAAGGTATATTATTATCCGATTGAAGGACAAAATTTACCATCCCTTGCAATCCCACATAGTGATGTGGAAAGTAAAACGAGTTAGGAAATATAGTTCCGTGTCGCAATTCAGAGTTAATGTCGCTTTCAAATCCAGAAAACATTACACCTCTCATTTGAGCACCTACTCCATAAGCCAAACTACTCTGTCCTTTTGGAGCAAGTTTCTTAAAGCCAAAAAAGTTTATGAAGCAATCACCGTTAAAAAATGAGTAGCTTTTGTCGCCAGTAACTTTTTTTAGAAGTATTGTATCTGTATTAAAAAGATCCGAGTTTACGTTTGGATTAAATTTCTTTACTGCCACATAGTGACACTTTTGATCTTGGTAAACTTGAGGATTTCCGTTAAGTCCTGTTGTATCAAGTATTACACAAGAGGCATTTGTAAAGTAATCAATGTCAGCGTTCAGTTTTGAAAAAGTAGCTGAATGATAAACATTTGACATGTTTAACGGATAGATGTCCGTACCTATCAAAAACCCTTGTGCATCGTAACTTCGAGGAGATACATACTTTGACTCTTCGATATTTCTGTTGTACCACTCCTCGAACAAGTCCGGCTGTGTCCATTTTTCTTGTCCGAGAAACAAAGTCCACATTCCATCAGGGTGTCCATTGTCGTTAAATCCAACATACGAATAGTATTTGGTTCCCTCTCTTCTATAATAATACCCGCTATGACTTGAAGGATAAAACTTTTGTCGAGGCGAGTGAAAAATTGTAATATTGAATTCTTCTATTTGTGGTCTTCCCACTTGAACTATATTTAGTCCCTCGGTTACAAAATAGTCGTTTGATGCAGTAACCGGAATTGCGCTTGAATACAAAGCTCCACTTATCGGGTTTGAAGGATAGGTGAAATTTATACTTGCCGGAAACATTGGAAATGCATCAGAGTAATACGGGTACTTTCCGCTATCTGCTTCGGCAGCACCGTTTGAATAAACAGGACTTGGGTTATACCTTATGGCATGATATAAGATTCCTTTGTCTATAACCGTTGAATTTTCTGGAGTTCTTTTGGTAATTCCTATTTCATAATACTCGACATCATTTGCGTATTGTGCTGGAAATTGTACATTAAACACACAAAGACTTATCTTTTTCTTTTCACCAAGCTGTGTGTTGAAATCAAGTTTCCAAAGGTAATCTACGCAACCAAGATCGGGTACACGATGATGTCTAATATATTCTCCGGTTAAAGCATTGCCCCAGTAATCTTCGCCCCAATAATCCTGCCCATCGCAAGATTCAACTTCGGGATATTTTTCTTCGCATTGATAGTAGGCCATTACATTTAAGTAATCACCGTTTGTAAAATTATAGTTGATGCCAGTATTGAACAAAAGCCATCGAGGAATAAGTGTATTACCAACGGTTCCTTTTGCAGGGTCAGTATTTAACCCATATCCAATATCTGTTGTAACTGTCGTTACTCCAAACTGTTTTACCTCTTCAATATCAATCTGGTCGGATGTTCCTATACCGACACCTGTTTCAACAACTAAAGTGTAACTATCCCATCCTTCTCCTGTTGGACACAAAGGTCTTGTGTAACTATAGGCATTTCCTGAAGACACCATCATCAAATTTGACAACGTGTTTATAGAAATGTCCGATTGTTTAAAAACACCTGCTGCATCCATTGGCCTTCCAGGAACGTGAAACTGCGGTCCCGTAATTCCTCCTTTCATTACTGGACGAATCCAAATGGAGTACACCTCGTCCGACATAAACGTTGTATGGTTTATGTAAAAGGATGCTGTGTTGTTTCTTGGAAGATTGTAAGGATAGGACTGACCTCTTGCAAAAACAGCCGCCGGGTTATTGTTTGACGGAAACTGAAAAGGAAAGTACAATACGTACGGAGGTGCATATTGAGCAATATCGTCTGAGTTTTGAGGAACTTCCTCTACTGTCCAGTTAACAAGAGCTTTTGAAATCTCTCTTTGGAAAATAGACCAATCGTATGTCTTCTCCTCAAGATTAGCTCTCACCAATCTCCCGGTTACAATCTCGTGGGTTTTGGACTTGGTGTAAAAGGAATTGGGTACAACCAACGGTTTAGCGTCCGCTCTGGTCACACTGGAAGCGTTTAGCGTAGAAAACTCCAAGTACGTTACTGTGTCCGTTATCTGCCTCAAGTCGTTTGTGTAGAACGTCTCATACGTCAATCCGTCACCGGTACGATAGATATTGGCGTACAACCGTAGGTAGATAACGTTCTCCGGAACGTTGGTCACAGAAAACCGCAAACGTTTATTGGTTAACGGAACACCACCGTCAGTAGCCGGTACTTGTTCGATATTAGCACCACCGTCACTGTTGTCAACAATGATAATCTGCGCCAACTCGTTACTTACACCGATACGGTTAAGGTCACGGTCAAGGCACTCCACAAAGAACGTGTACGATCCCAAAGGAAGTGCGCCACCAATCAACGTAGTTTCATAAGACAGAATCGGCTGCCGGGTAAAGAAAGCTAAATCTGCTTTGGTGCAGTCAAACTCTTCTCCTGTATAGTAATCCTGCAACCGGTCAATATTGAGGTACTTATCCGTATTCTTACCATCGTACAGCGTTATTACTCGCTCACAGCCGTTGATGATCTTGAACACCCCTCGGATAGGGTAGCAAGGGTCAAAACCAAGACAATCGGTTGCCAATATCTGTTGGTAGGTACAGTCCATTGCTACACCCAAGTAAGACGTAGTACCGTCCGTAGAACACACCAACACTGAGTTGTTGTTCATTTCAACGTGACCAACAACCGTTTGTCCAGTACCTACCTGATAGCAGAATTGATTAGAAGCCTCGGATACCAAGTTTCCATCAAACTCTGCATCGGAGACGTTCATGTTGAGGGCAGAACGCCAAGTACCCTCCGGTTGATCCAGAGGGTGCATATCGGTGATTAGACCTTTTATAGGTTTGTCGGGTTTTTCTTCGATCAGGTCCATACAGATTTGAATCTAAGGTAAACAAGGTTTCTTCCTTGGATGCTGTTGATCTTACGTCTATCCAATCCATGAGCAATAGCACGACCCCGGAATCTCTTCAGACGTATTTCAGCTTTCTGTAGAGCATCATCGGCAATCTTCATCATTGCCTCTTCTTTGGTCCACATTCTGTTCCTGGCTTCCATTGCTTCCGCATAAAAAGCCAATCCTTGTTTGAGGTCTTCATCATCCGGAATCATGGGAGTACCATCGTCACAGGTAACTTCACCGAGGTAGTCAAAACAAATCCATCCGGTTGCATGGTTATGGACTACCATGTTGCCATTGTGGTTGAGGGAGAAGTAGCTGCTACACGTCAGATTAGTCGGATTGGGACAGTCTTCACAGAATACGTTATTGGCCGTTCCCATGTAGATCAGTTCCTCACCGCGTTTGTACACCACCGAGTTTTCCCATATGCGATAGAACACCGTGGTACAGGGAGGTCCAATGGTATCTGCAAGGGTACTTTCACCTTGAGGAGTAGTATCCTCCGCAGTAGCTGTAGAAGTGGAACAGAGGTCTTCCACGTCACTTTGACACGGCATATCCTCCCACCAGGTAACCCGGACTATCCGCTTCCAGTCACAGGGTAGTTCAACCCGGTTGTCTTTGACTTCCAGTACTTCAATCTTACGCTCAAAGCGGTTCGACAATTCCATCGTCCGATAAGCTTGGATAGCTAAATCAAGGATGGTATCATCATCGGTTTGTTTGCGCATGTTTTGGGAAACATACGACAGAACGGTTTTTATAGGGATGTATCTCATGTTCGTCCAGAGAAATTAAAGAAATCAACTTTGTCGCACCGGTCGAGGAACGTTTTTTTGGCAATAGTGAACTTGTACAGATCGGTAGCTCTATGGTTTCCCTTGCGCCAATCCACCAGTAACCCATAACCGTCGTTCATCGGCATCTTGTCTGTTATCCACAGACCCTTATCCCGGTGCGTATGTCCATATCTCTTGATGCTTTTGGCAAAGGATACCCTTGACCTTTTGTATTTCTTCAATCGAAGAACTCCCAGTTTATAGGGCAGTTCAACCGGTAGGCCCTGGAACAAGGTATCCAGTAACCCATCAAAGTGCTTATACAGGATCTTCTTCCACTCTTCGAACGTCACCGAGTACTCATCATCGGTTCGTTCTTTCTTTGGAACATACGGCTTTGAGTTACCACACTGCTTCTTGTGTTCGTACATCATGTACAGCTCCATCAGACCTACACGTTTTTTCATTAGTTCGTTGGATTAGCGTTGTTCGTCATATCGTGGGGGAACTGCTCTTTGATACCCAAGAACTTCAGTACCCTTTCGTAGGCCATTAGTTCATAAGCACCTTTCATCTGAAGATCTACCAGGTACGGGTCAATACACGTTTCCCCGGTGTAGTTGCCGTTCTCATCACACTTGGGTATGGAAGCCAGTTCAACTACATCTTCGGGAACCATGTCCACCCGTACTACCCGAGGGCGTACGTTGTTGGTATCTGCGTTCCACAAGATAAGGTAGCGATCCCGGATCTCCCAACCAATAGCGTTCTTTCTGAATTGCGACCACTTAAAAGACTCGGCTTGTTCTTTGGTCATGGGAACCAAACGTTGTTCACCGAGCGTATAAACCTCCATACTATCCCGGACACGTTGCGTCAAAGATCGAGGAATCTGGAACTTAGACTTGAGTACCACGCATCCAACGGGTACACAGGAACAGTCGTGTGATGTTGCCACACACATTGGTACACAGATAGAGTATCTGTCGAAGTTAGACTTGAACTCAAACTTGTTGTACTCCTTGTCCAGGATTTCTGCCCTGGCTTTAGCGAGTAGTTCGTAGAGCAACTCATCAGTGTAGGTATTGTCGTCACTGGTCTTGTTGATCAGCGACCTGATTATCGATATTCCTTCTTGTACGGTCATCGTAGTATTGTTTTAAGGTTTCGGTAACGTCCGGTACAGGATAGACCTTGTAGTACTTGTTACCATCCTCCGTTAAGTGTATCAACCATCTTTCGTCTATGTCTATAACCTGCTCCAGAGCAAGTTCATAGTGTCCCAACTGCAACATGTACCGGTTGTGAGCATTGTTGATGTACTCCCCAAACGGTTCATACAAACTATCTCCATAGTCCTTGTGCAGCGTTTCATTGGTCTTCCAGTCAGCAAGGATGATCTTTCCATCAACCTTGAGCAACAGGTCGGCCGTACCAAAGTAGTTCAAGTCGTAGTGGTACAACCGCTGTTCTGTTTGCAGCACCTCCGGATTTACATCCATCAAGAATTGCACCACTCCAAGCTCTTTGTTGTTTCTGGGCTTACCACAGTACTCAATGTAGTTCTCCGCAAACTCGTGTACCCTTGTACCGGCGGCTGCTGCTTTGTCACCCTTTTCCTTCCATTGTTTCCTCAAGTAGCTCGGAGCTTTGCTTCCGTCAAACTCCTTGTAGAATTTCTTTATCACGGAAGACACACTGGGTGCGGTCTTTCCGTTAAGAGTGTACCGATGAAGAGCTTCATCGAACACAATGTCACCAAACTTTTCAATAAGGCTTTCCGCCGAATACGATCTTTCCATGTTTATAGCGTATGGTTTCTACAAATGACTTCCCGTTAATAACAGTTACAACAGCTAAACCGTTGCACCAAACCTGTTTTTGTACTTTGGAAGCATAAGCAAAAACCGGAGCCGTGTGATCAGCCGCCGATCCTATTGCATAAGCCTCTACTTCTCTTTCGTGAAAAGACTGCTGCCGGTGTACATGTCCAAACATAACCGACTTCTTGATCTTCTGAAGATCGTTGTAAGCACAATGCTGATTGAAAGACTCTCCGTGGTATATCTTTAGATCACCCAAGATAAACTCATCCGCCGGATAACTTTCGTACACTTCGTAACCGCGTTGTATCAAACTCAGTGCTTCCATTGGACTCTTTATGGCATCCCGGATTTTGGAGTTGTCTGAGTCTTTAATGTACCGGTTGTGGCGATGTTCATGGTTTCCCCACATGTACACTTTACGTTTGAACGGGTAGGATTCCAGAACATCCAAAACGCTGTTTCCCTCGGCGTACTCTTTTCCCAAAGTCAATCCGGGAATGGGTACTTTTCCACGATCGTGTGCAGAAAGAGAATTGAGGTCCAAGAAGTCACCGCCCAAAACAAGTCCAAAAGGTCTAATGGACTGTATCAAGTTGTTGATGCTCTCGAACATCTTACGGTTATGAAACGGTACGTGAGCATCAAATATGCACACCCAGGTTCCATCCTGTTGAGTCTTTTCACCGTTACCGGACTTGGAGCTTTTCCAGTTCTTATAACGCTTTCTAAGAGCATTACCGCTCATGTCAAAACTCAAAGCTGCCTTTTGCCAAGTGACACTTTTGCCACCAGATTCAACACTTCTGAAAAACCTTTCAAGTTCGTGTTTCATACAGACTGCAAATATAGTACACAAATAACTGTTTTTTCGTTCCTGTCACAACAAAATAAAACAAGGGAGTTTACACCCCCTTGTTTTTGATGTTGATTTTCTCGGCACTTCTGCTGATACCATAAATGCCCAAGTCTGCGAATATCAAAAGTTGTAGCTCCGTTCCAATGTGGACCACCTGAAAACAGCTTAGTGCAACAAGGATTATCCACACAAATGATCGAAACGGACGGTTGTACGCAGCAAGTGTTTCCGGGTTTACGGCAAGTTTTTTGAGTATTTCCATTACGCCGTTTCTTTGTGTTTGTTTTCTACCCGGGCTTCCAGTCTGGCTATCTTTACACTGTGTTCATTTACGGTAACAGCCAAACTTTCTGTTCTTGCCGACAGATTGGTGTAGTTGTTTTTGATGTTCACCATATCCGTTTCTATGCGCACCAATGAACTCTTGATTTCGTCTTGACCGTCGCCGAGAAACTCTACCTTCTCAATCATCTGCTTGAGGTAGTATATGATAATACCTACCAGCGCAGAGAATAAAAAACTGATGGCATACATCATCAATTTAAACAGTTCTTCGTATGGCATAGTGATGTTGATTAAACAAGAAAGCAGTCCGGTGAGGGTACACCGGACTGCATCCTGTTAGATTAAGCAAACGTGTTGATTTTGTACAGCAGCTCTACCGTAACCGTGCTATCTCCCAAAGTGGGGTTTGCACCGGCACAAGAAATGGTAACGTCCTTAAACTCCTCCATTCCAATAGCATCGGTAATAACGCGAGGGAAAGCAAAAGAAGTTGTAGTTCCCGAGTTAAGAGGGTTAAGACTCGTATCTTGGAAGAACAAACTCGATCCAACGTTAAGATCAATGCTCGTAACTCCCGTTACATCATACGCAGTGGTGTTGTAAAAGATTTTCCAGCTCAAGGCCAAAGGTTCAAAAGCAACACCAAGGGTGGCCGGAAGCAACACAATCGGCGTAGTTTTCATTGCCAGAATATCAGCAACCTTGAGTTCGATAACCGCATTGCGAACTACGTTTTGATACTGAGGGATCATAACCCATTCTCCGGCATCATTTCTTACAAAACGAACACAAGTGTTTGCCGGAACAGTAGCTTGAGTACCAATAAGGTTGCCGAGATAGTTGATCTGACCAGAAGGACTGGTAATGGTTGCCGCTTCGTTGGTAAAATTGGAAATGGTAATATCGGCCCAAGACTGAGCATCCTGGGGAAGATAGAAGTTACCGCTGCCCAACGAAATAAGGTTTACCAACTCATTCTGGTTGGTCATGTAGTAATCCCCGGTCCAAGAATTTACAAATTGGTTGTACACTTGGACAGCTTCATTAGCCAAAGGAGAAAAGGGAATACCGTTGCCAAATCCGAGAATAGTACCGGTAGGAGAATTTACGAACACCGACGAAGCGATGTATTTTTCACTGTAAGCCATAATGGTTGATTTAAGAAGGTTGTTTTAGATTGTTTATGTACTCTTTACACTCTTGGATGCTGTCAAATAAAATCAGCACCGATCCGTCAAAGTAACTTGGTTTTTGCGGAACCACCGGAGTTACCGGAGATCCGTCGGAATTGCAAGGAACTATTGTCATTGTTTGTAGTATTTGATGAACGTGAGTTGAGATTCCAATAAGTCAAGAACGTTTCCTACTCCTCCGGCCGTAATAATATATTGATCAACCGTCCAATCTATTCCAACATAATTGGGCATATAATCAGCTCGGTGTTCAAGAATACTGTCTTCATTTACTGGAAAAACTATGGTTCCGTTTGCAGAATCAATATAGTGCAATGTTCTTACTAGTTGAATATATTTGATCGGAGAAACCATAGAAGCTTTTGCCAAAAGCTGTGCCCCCAAAAGAGATGGAGCCGTATTGACATAAACATTTACATACGCATCCGCAAGAGAGTCAATATTGGTAAACCGCATCAATACTTCTGCTATTGTTCCGTTTTCAAACGTGTTTGCAGGAACAAGGGTGTACTGCAACAGGGTTTCCGATACACTTGTCGTGTATGCGGGGTTTTCGTTTGTGATAAACGAAGAAGTTGTATTAGCAGCATTGTAAGCAGCCATAAACTGCCTCAAGTATTCCGTGAGGTCAAACTGACCCTCGAACGCAAGAGATCCCAGTTGTTGGATAAACTGGTTTGGTCCGTGCATAAACTGGTTGGAGTTTATGACCGACGATCGAATTTTGATAGGTTGTATATCCATAGTTGTCAAAGTTGTTCTTCTGGTTGTTCAATGTTCTCTACAGGAGGATACTTTGTATTCCACCACACCGAAAATTCCTCTTCGCTGTCAAATACCCAAAGCGTTGTACCGTCATAAATGGTAGGCATTGGGGGAACAATAGGTTCCAAAGGTTGTCCGTTTGGTCCACTGGGTACAGCTCTCATCGTTTGGTAAGATGTATAAAGTTAGAAGTTACCGTATCCGCTGCACTACCCAAAGTAGCAACCGTAAAAATATACTGGTCCACGGTCCAGTCAATATTGAGAGAAGTAACGGCCGTTGCACTGTTTTGGCTATCGGTAGCCAAAGCTGAAGCTGCACCAAACAGTTGAGTATTGGTAGCACTGATAATATTCAGTGTTCTTTCAACTTGGAGGAATGTACCTGCCGCAGCTAAAGTTTGACCGGTAATGGTAAGCATTCCGGTTGTAGAAACACTGGTGTTTATATGCAGCCTTACCAACGCAGTACTGTTTGTTCCCGATTTAACGCACCGGTACATAATAGCTATTACATCACCAGAGGTATAAGTATTTGCCGGTATCAAAATAGACTGCAAAATGGTAGCCGTGGTAGTACCGGTTACACTTTGTAGCACACTGTTCTTGAGGTAACTTGGATATGGAGGAGTTACAAACTCACCGTATCCACCACTTAACCACGTCATCACTTGACCGGTTGTTTCAGTACCGGTTTGATTCATGTTGTGGAGATCGTCAAAACCAATAGCTTCTCCAGGACGAACATAAATCTTGCCGTGATTAATGTGAGAATATTCTACATAACCCACAGATACTTTAAAATCAGGAGCCGTAGGTCTTACGTTGGTTAAACCACCCGGAGTTGTAGGAGATAACCACAATTCATCACCATCAACCCAAGTTTCACCTTGTAAAGAACCGGTAGTATTAATTTCCCGCACTTGTCCCAAAATGGTAATAAACCCTTCTTGGTTAACGGCAATATCTTCGGTAACAATACCCAAAGTTCCTTTTGCATTGGTTGCCGTATCTGCTTGAGCAAAGTCAACCGCTAATCGTTGTCCTTGAGCATCATCTACTCGAACAACCGCATAAGCAGCTTCGGTCAAGTTAGTACCGGTCTTGTTGACTACTCTTGCTACCATTTCTTGACCTACCTGTAAAGTTACATTACCACCCTTAAGACCTACATCCAACGTTCCATCAACATCGTTCCACTGCATCCTGGCTGTTGCACCAGTATTGGCCGGGGTAATATCAAAGTCAATAGAACCAACGTTGGTCAAATCGTTCTGGTTGAGGTCTATATCTAAACACGCTGTGTTTCCAACGGTAAGCACCGAACACAAATCCGGTGTAGATGAAGAACCGGATGGAAGAAACTCCGCTCTGGAGTTGGCAGATACCCACGTAAGCACATCATTGTTGCTTGGAGTAGTAGGTACATACACGTCTTGAATATCAGCCAATCCGTAACCGTAATTTGGTTTGACATAAATCTTACCCAAAGTAGCATGGGTGTATTCAACGTAACCTACAATGACGCGGTAATTCGGGGAGGTGGGTTTAACGTTGGTAAGTCCTCCGGCAACCGTTGGGGACAGGTAAAGAATATCTCCGTCCATCCATATTTCCCCTTGAGGAACACCGGTAGTGTCTATGTTTGCAACTTCACCCAGTGTACACACGAAACCTTCCCCTAAAACCGCTATATCTTCGACTACAAGCCCTAAAACATCTTTGGTGGCAGTAGCATCCGCTCTTGCTAAACGAACGCTTACACGTTCACTAAATGCGTCATAGGGGTAAACTACTTTGTAGTCCGACTTGAGTAGTATTGCTGAGGTATCATTGATAACCCTGGTCATGTTCTGTTGCCCTACTTGTAGTACAACATCACCGCCACCAAGACCAAGATCAAGAGTTCCGTTGTCGCTGTTCCACACTAAAGTACCTTCCGTTGGTGTTCCGGTTGGAGTAGTGTCGAAAGTAATGTGATCAACATTGTCCAAAGCCGTACCGATCAAACCGTTGATGTATCCGGTAAGATCAAAAGCGTATTTCTCCGGCAGCATAGACACCGGAACACCCAAACGGTCAGTAAATATCTTTAGGGTTACGTACATTCAAGACAGGTAGTATTGCCGAAATTGGTACACAGACGCTTTTGAAGAGCAACAAAATCTTGCCACAGGGACAATTTGAAATTGCACCCTTGTTGTATTAGGAACAACACCCGGCGTATTTTCCGAGCATCTTCCATGAGGTAGTCATTGCAGTCAATCAAATACTTTTTGCCCTCCACATACTGATATACGCGACGGACATATTCGCATTTAAGACACTGTTCCGCATCCGCATCCAGTACTGGGTACATTGCCGTTGGTTTTGGTCAGTGAACGAAGGTGGGTATAGATAGCTACCATCTGGTTGCAATCAACACACGTGGATCCTTGAGCATGTAACTCATTCAGATAAACCAGTGCTTGGTAAACATCCAAGGTTTCGGTCAGGTCTTTGAGTTCAAATGCAGAAGTCGCAAGACAAACGTATTCGCAACAGACAAAAATACAAGAGGTCTCCGATTCAATGGCCATGTTGTACACACTGCACGGAAGAGCCAAAGTAGAATCACAAGGTGCGCCAAAAAAGAATCCGTAGGTGAACGTCATCGTTTCCGATTCGGAGTCATACGCAACACCGCAGGGAAGATCCGGGTATGTTACATCTACACTATCGATAAAAATATCTCCACACTTAAGCGGTTCTTGAATATCAATGGTGTAAACGATAGTATATTCATTTCCATTGGTGTCTTTGATCTTAAAAGTTATTTGAGGATTGCCGGTGCTAAATTGAGCGGCAGTAATGTTCAACAAATAGCTTAGTTGAGAAACACCTGATACGGAACTAATATCGGTTGAGGACTCAACGGTAATCAAAGAAACATAAGAAACAGTAATTCCGGTTATGTTCAATCTAAAGGTGTAACCGTTTTCACTACTGAAAGAACAATTACTAATTGTTCCGTCAAAGTCGTAACGGTTTGGAAGTCGAACGGTTGTGTTGGTGCAATCGTTAATTGCCCAAGTAAAATCAACGTCCAGTTCTTGACCACTGTACCACAATCCAAGAAGATCGGAATCTGGAGTAGTCGCCGTAATTTGATTACAGCTTTCGTTTGTTGCAAGAGTCATAGACAAAAAAATAGGGGGAGAGGATAACCTCCCCTCCCCCAGTACAAACAATCTCTTAGAAGAACAGGTTCGTGGACGTACACAGACCGTGCAGCGTAAAGTTGCTGTAGTTGTACGCACTACGCAGCCAATCGCCGAGAATAGTCTCCGTTTGACCAATCAAAACGTTGTTGACAGTGTCATACGTGTAATCTACAGCACCTGCAGCCAAAGTACCAGCATCAGCCGTCGGGTTAGTAGCAGCAGCAGGGAACAACATCACCACCGACTTCTCAAAGATCTGATGGCTGTTCATCGGCTCCAGATCATCGAAGTACTTGATTTCCGTGACCGTGTACAGGGCCGAGTACTCATTGGTGAAGTACAGGGGAACGGTCGGGAAGAAGTCACCGTGCGGTTGGTTCTGTTGCGAGTTCTGGATAGCAGCATTAGCTCTCCAACGCATCCACAGAAGACGACCAACGTTCAGCGGCTCACGGCTTTCCGAACCTTCTTGGATAACCGGAAGAGCAGCACGGAATCCACCTTCGACACCCAGGATGACGCGCTCACGCATCGTCGGAATATCGGTGAAAGCAATGGGCAGCGTTTCATCCAACGCACAGACAATGAATCCGTCGATGATGTTGGCGGCAGCAATCGGGTTGACCGTGTTAATGGGAACAATCTCCGAGGTAGCCGTCAAAGCCGTGTTCGCAATAAGAGCGGAGACGGTTTGAACAAAAGCATAGTCGGCAGTAAACGTCAAGGACGTACCGTTGACCGTAGCCCACGTAAACGAACCGCCGTTGACAATAGTACCCAAAGGTTGACCAGTGGAAGTACCGGCCAGGTTGATACCAAACACCACAAAGTTCTTACGACCGCGCTGACGACCGGGAGCATTGGACCACAGCTTGGAGAACGTTGCCAGTTTACCGGCAACATTGTGAAGCATGTGGCTACGCGATTGAGTAGCCGTGTAACCCAGAGCCGTGTAGTCGGGAGTTACAAACGAAGCATACTGACGATCATCAAGCACTTGACCATAGTAGGTGTGCTGACGGCTTCCACGCATCACCACCGAAGCGGCGTAATTGGTGTTGGACGTGGGAGTAGCCACGGAAGTCACCGAAACAGCGTTGTAGGAACCGTAGTTCGGGAAGGTCGTGGACACACTCCGAATACGATCACCAACAATGGAATCGGACTTTACCACCGGCTGATCACCGAAACCAAAGCGACCGGCAAGAGCCAAGTTAGCAGAAGCCGGAGTTCCTTGAACGATATAAATCGAAGGAACGCCAGGATAAACATCGTTAGCGGTGTTTTGAAGGTGTTCGTAATAATCACGAACCGTGCTGTCCGAAGAGGAACAAACGGCGGAAATATAACCGTTTGGCAGATTCAACGCCGTACCCGTTCCAACAAGGTTGTTGTCAGGGAAAGAGGGCGAAGCAACAGGAAATGCAGTTTGGGTGTTACCCGCCACAATAAAGCAATCCTTTTGCAGAAAAGTGGTTTTCTTAGTAGTTGGCATAAGTTACTGTTTTTGATTGATAGCCACTCCTTGTGGCACCAACAAAGTACGATAAAGGTTTTGCACCGTCATATCCACAAGCAGCGAGTGATATTGCTCGGGAAGATCGGAATTTACTTGAGGGTCCCCGGTTGTGTACAGTCCATCCAACGAATCATATCCGCCAAAATAGACAACAACAGGTTTTTTGATATACTCGATACGAACGGAGTTCACTGCAAACTGTCCGTCCGTGTACACATACAAAGAGCTTTCTCCAGTACCATTGTTCGTTTTTCCTATGGCACCGATGCACCGTCTCCATTTCAACGACGGTTTTCTCAGCGGATCGATAAGTACTACGTTTAAGTCATCGTGTTGTACCAGTTGCAAATTGGTCAAAGACCAACCTGAACAATCCGTGAATACATAAGCTCTCAATATATGGACATAATCAAACGCAAGAGAAGAGAACGGAACCTCATAGACGTTGAGCGTCGAATCAAAGTTAATGGGTGCAACATCTGGTTGTTCGGGATTCTTGACCACCAAGGTCGAGAGCATATCCGTTCTCTGCTGCGTTACTTCAAATCCAAGATCGTAAGCCATTGACATCTTACCAGAGTAAAAGCCCTCCACGTAGTCCGTGGTTGCAGCATTTATAGCTCTGTCGATATGCGCCGGAGGTAAGTCCCGCAACACATTAGTATCAAGCTTATTGGCTCGAAACTTTACCTCAAAGTGCATTTCGTTGATGTTCACTACGCGATCTCAATTTTTTTGTTGAGGAGTTCTTCTTTGAGTTCTTTCCAAGCGTTGGAAGGTCCATCGGGTTTTTTGGGATTAAAGGCTTCGTACTCACTGGTCAAGAACGAAATTACATCTTGCTCTTGTCCAAGTTTGTGCCATTGGGGAAGATCGGACTTCGACGGCCACCAGATAAACCCTTTATCCGCACGGAACACACCGGTGTTCAAAGCTTGTTTGAGTGCATACATAGCTTCAAAACGAGGACGAGGAGCGGCGGTAGTAGCCATTTCAGCGATACTGTTGTAGCGACGTATGTTTTCAGACTGCTCTTTCTTGGTAGAATTGATGAACGCTCTTACTGCACCATAGACAGCTTCATTGGAAACTTCTCCGGACACCAGAGACGCACCCGTGGTGCGATGGGTAAGAACAACCGCAATCTTGTACAAGTCGCGACCTTTGTTCTTCTTGGCAATACCGGTCAACGATGCAATAGCTTCATCCACCAACTGTTCTTTGCGGAACTTCTCTTCCAACTCTTCGTTCTCCAGAGCGATATACGCTTTCGACGTACCAGGACGGATTTCGTCTTTCGACCGAGCTACCAGTTTACTGTTTTCACAAAGCTGAATGGCCAATGCTCCTCTCAGAGAATCATCCTTAAACACGTTCAGTTTTCCAGGATAGATAAACAGCTCAAAGCTTTCAATGATCGTCGGCTGACGGGTTTTGTAAGCGTTGATCGAATCACGGAGACTTTGGGTCAACAGGTCCGATTTGAGAGATCCGGGCACTTGGTCAAACTTTACTTCGAGCCACAGTTGCTTAGTAATGGTCTGTCGTTTGCTGATAGAAGCCAACTGTTCATCCGTCCAGTTGTTCTTACCGCTCAAGTAACTCTTTCCGTTCTCATTGTACCACGGGTTGCTGATTTCTTCTTCCAGACCAGTGATGTACTTACCCTTGTTGTGGTTAGGGGAAAACTGAAGGACAATAGCTTGTCCACGGGTATCCCGGATAATGTCAAGAGGGTGACGTACATCGTTTCCGAAAGAGTCCTTGTAGGTCATGGTAAAAGAACCGCGACCTTGGGGATCAGAAGTCCGAGGAGCAATAGATACGTGAATGGTTTTCGTTGGATTCATTTTGGTTTGCGTTTTCTTGCGTTCAAAAATTGGAGGGGGCAGATTCACCACCCCCTCCGAGGATTCAATTAGTAGGAGGTATCGGGGACGTATTCAATACGACCAATACGCGAGGTATCCCACACACAAAGCGAACCGGACATTTCACGAACAATTTTCGCTTTCTTGTTTTCAGCGTACACGTTGCCGCCGGACTTTTCAGCACCGGTTTCAAAGTCGTACACGTTGGACACCGTGTAGTAGCTCTCCACACCGTCCTGCATCACCATGGTGATGTTCTCATCGCGAGTGGAACCCGAAGCCTTCTGGTCCGTCTTACCGAAGTCGAAGATGTCCATGCAGAACGATTCGATGGGGTAGTTGGAACCGGGGGCCAGTTGAGGGAAGATGGCTTTGTTGTCCTTGATGGGATCGTACACCAGTTCAACCACGATGCCGTTGGGAGCCAACCACTTCGTGAACTGACGACCGACTTCCATCGAGTTGCTGTGGAACTCCGACTTGGTCTTGTTGATCAACATGGTGTCAACCGTCAGCACCGAGCCGTATTCATTTTGCAACAGACGAGCCAAGAGAAGAGCACCGGCGGAACCCGTAGCGATACGGATGTGACGATCCGAGAACATCGTACGACCGAAGAAGATCGTGTCGAGGTACTGGAAGATGCTATCGAGGGACAGCGAACCGTTGTGCATCATGTAGTGACCATCCTGGACAATCTGCCTCCAACCCGGAGCAACCTTCAGCGAGGTTCCCGTATCGGGGTCAATAGTGTTCTGGGTACGACCAAATTCCATCAGCATTTCACGGTCACGTTCCACCAGGTTCAGAAGACGAGCTTCCGCTTGGGAAATAAACACACCCTGTTGGACTTTTTGAGCCGTCTTGGGATTGATGAAGTCCTGGTTGAAGACATAACCCACACCAACGCCGTCATAACCCGTGGGACCGGCAAACTTACCGGACTTCTTACGAGCAGCAATTTCAGCGCGGATGGTCTTATCGTCCACTTCAAGTTTACGAGCAACGTTACCCACCTGGGAGCGCAGTTTGAACATTTGCGCATATTGGTCACCACCGGCTTTGTAGTTCAGGTTGTCGCTGACAGCGGTAGCCACATCGAACATCACACGGCCGGGTTGCAGAACGTCCGGGGAAATGTAATCCAAGGGATCCGAGGTTTGCAGTTCTACTTCGTATTCCCACGACATGTTGCCGAGGGGACGCGAGTGACCAATGATGCGGAGAAGGGGAGCATTGGCATCTTCCGTCTTCAGAAGGACGGGTTCGTGGTACCACGGTTTGTCCAGAGCAATTTTGAAACGGCTGTTGCCTTTACCCGGCTGAGTGTTTGTACCCAACAGGTCTTGAGTAATGGTCGCGGGAACATAAGCGTTACCCACCATTTCCCATTCGTACTCATCTTTGCCACCGTCGATCACATACACGTTGCCTTGGGCAATCGTCATGTACGTGAACTTTTTGTTCACAATTTCGGAGGCGGGGTCGGAGGAGAACAGTTGAGCGGTTTTGACACCGAACTTAAAGGGTTCGTAGGTCTTGAACATATTTGCATATTGCACATAGTCCCAAGAACTTCCCCCGTACGGGCCGCGGTCAACAGTCACCAAAGCGGTCAATCTGTTAGTCATAGTAGATTAAAAGGTTTAAACTGGAATAAAATCTTTGAGCAAAGTTTCACCGACAGTACCAGGTCGCTTATCGGTGGTTTTGTTTCTGAATGAGCTTTTGACGATATTGTCCTTGAACTGTTGCACCTGTTTAGAAGCCGCTTGTTTAGAGTATGCTTCAATATCAAATGCCCCGTTTTTATAGTACGATAAGAAGTCCGCAAATTGAGCAACCGCTTTAGGACTACTGCTAACCTTGGCCATGATGTCTTTTGTCTGTGCCAAAGTTTGTTTTACCGCAGTAATACGAGTGGGTGCCCAACCGCTTTCTTGAAACTCTTTTTCGAGGTGCTGCATAAAAATTGCTCTCTTCTGTTCCACCTCGTTATATTGTTTTTCCTGTTCTTCCAACAGTTCTCGTTGACGAAGTTGTTTGCGTTCTTCCAATTCACGTTTGGCTTCCGCCATCAGTTCATCGTCCAGTTCGAGTTCATCGAGTTGTGCTTTGATAGCCGCTTTGCGCATACCCTTTTCCAAGTAAATCTTTTCAAGGTAATCCCGCGCATCCTCTTCATCCCGAATGGTATCGCTCTTAGAATCTTCTTTGAACGCATCCACAAACTTTTGCAGTTTATCCACCGCAATCTCACCTTCGTTGTCATCCAGTTCGTTGTACACTAACTGCAACAACATCCGGTATTTCTCCGGGGCTTGGTCAATAAAAGCCGTAGCTACTTCTGCCGTACGGTTTTTCTCCCGTTCCTCCAGTGCCGTTTGAATAGACTCGAAAGTACCATCAAAGTTTTCATCGTCAATTACACCCAGACGCTTGAAAGTTTCAAAAGCAGCTTGAGCATCCGGCTCAAATTCAGCTTCCTCTTGTTGAACAGGTACATTTACCAGTTCATCTTCTTTCTCCTCCGCCGGTTGCGACGGTTCTTGTACAGGTTGTTCCTCTTTCGGTTCTACCAGCGAATTGTCCAGTGCCGAATCCTCTGGAACAAAGTCTTCCAAGTTGAAATTAATCTCCATTTTCGTTGGTTTCGTTTAGTAATGAATGCAAAATTAAGCTATCTATTAACCGTGTTTTGCGCAAATACAGCTTGTTATATGGCTTTTTGTGTAGTTACGCAAAACACAGCAATTTTGACTTTTACTTTTTCTTATCCTTGTTCAACATTTTGTGAATCTTCTCTCTTTCGATTTCGAGTTTTTTATCCACCTGATCAAGTTTGCGTTTGTCGTTCTCCATTTGCTGGTAAATCTTCAACGCTTCTAGTTGATCGGGAACTCCGTCCTTGTCCATGTTCAAATCCTGTTGGAACTTGTACGTATCCAACACCTTGATTTCCATTTCCCGGTCTTTACGCAGTTGCTCCTGGATGATAATCTTATCGATTTCATGCTTCTGTTGATCCTCCCTGGATTCAATCTGCATCTGAACCATTTTCTCTTGGGATTCCATTTGAGCCTTCTGCATTTCTTCTTGACGCTTCTGTTGCTTCTCTTCCAAAAGCAACAGCTTACGATGGATTACATCCGGGCTTTCTCCCTCGGTAATCATCTTGATCAACTCACTAACCATAGAAGCCCCTTGTCCGGCGTTTTGCGCAATGGAAAACACCGACTGCACCATCATCTGCCGGTACTCCTGTTCAGAAGAACCTGTCTTCACGTACAGACCAATACCTTCATGGTCAAGGTTTTCGGGAGTAACCTCAAAGAGTTCCACCGTTCCATCAGGAAGAACATACGACAGCCACTGGTCTTGGGACATATCCTCGTTCATCTTCTGCCGGTAGTAGTACCTAAAGTTGTTCAAGAACGAATTGAGAACATGGGTCCACACTTCTTCGTGTTGATCGTAGAAGTATTCGGTAATAGCATAAGAAGCGGCCAGGTTTCTCTCGTTGTCTGTTGCCGTCAACTGAGAATTGGCTTGTGCTTCACGCTGGGGAGAAATACCCATAGCCAACGAAATCTCGGTGTTTACATAGTCCAACAACCGTTTGAGTGCAAACAGTTGATCGGCACTACCCAAGAAGTAACCATTGCTACCCGGTGAACGGGTGGACGGAGGAAGCGCACCAAAAGAGTTCTGAGAACCAGAGTAGAAGTTGTAACCTTCTTTCTTAAGATACGTAAGCCACACCGAGAACTTATCCCGGATCTGGTTTCCTTCCATGTCCTGACCAAGACCGTCGGGAATCTGATCAACGTCAATATCTTGAACAAATCCTTTGTACTTAGCCAATTCCTTGTTGATGACGTGGTTGATGTAGAAAGCCTGGAACTGGTAAGGAATAGCTCTCTCAACAAGAGAAACGCTTTCGGAGTTACGGTCACTAAACACCCGGCCTTTGTAAGACAGTTCAAACTTTCCGTAAGGATCGTTTACATCCACCGTTTGATTGGGAACCTCTCTACAGTTGACGTACACGTCACCCATCAAACGAGTAAGCTCATACTTCCAAGGAATCCACAGACGCTCCAAGACAAACGCCGTTTCTCCTTCCATCCATTCCCAAACCTCAATCTCTTCACCGTGCTTAATAGCCGTAGACTTGGTAGCATCTTTGGGAACCTTGAAGTCCTCCGACAACACCTCGGTAATAGTCTTACCGTACTCATCAATGTAGTTAAGGAAACAGACCTCTCGGAAAGCCTTAAACTCAATGTGGGTACACCAGATCAACGAACGATACCGGTCGCGGATGGTACCTGCTTGGGTCATGTGCGTACCTACAAACTTGGAAGCATTAGCTTCCCCTGGCCAATTTTCCCGGTACAACAGCTCATCCCAGTCGCTTCTAACGGGAACCGCGTTACCTCCACGAACATCAAACCGAGGGTCAGCAATAGTCGGTCCATTGGCATAAAGACCAAGACGCTGCATTTCCTCATCCGTCAGTTTATCACCGTACTCCGTGATTACATCCACAGCGGTAATGGACCGGGTCGTGTAAACATAGTCACCCTTCTGGATCCACTTCTGGTTAGGGCTTTTGTGGAAACCGGTGAACAAAGGGTTGCAAACTTCAATAACCGGTTTATCGCCTCTCCAACCTACGTAGATGATACACCGGTCGGCAATAACGATGTCATCCATCGTTTCCACTTTTTTGTCTTTGATCTCCATCGTCAACTCCGCCCACTTGAGTACCCGTTCATAGAAACGTTCCCACTCCGTACGGAAATTGGTGATGCCAAAACCCTCCGGTAAGTTCTGAGCCAAGAACTCCTGTTTAGCTTGTTCCTGTTGCTCCGGCGGCATTTTAGCTATATCCATCATTTGTGCCATCTGTTGCAACACTTTCTCCTGTACGTGTTTCTTGTACTCCTCCGTTTTAGACTTGATGTCATCGCTGCTAATGGGAACCACATGATGTCGCGGACGACGTTTGATAGCTCCATCCCGGAAGATGTTGACCTTGTTGTGGATCATGTTGAAGGGAAGTATCTCCTCTTCAATAGCCACTGCATCCAGTTCACCAAGGGGATCACAGAAGCGTTTGAACTCTTCCTTGAATCCGTTGATGTTGTTGTTCACCAGGTCATAGCACCGCTTCAGTTTTTCGTACTCACGAATGATAAACGTCAGCGTAGGTACGGTATATCGAACATACCGTTTAAACCACTCCGCGTTATTATCGTATTTCTCTTTTTCCGAAACCTTTAGGCTTAATGCTGTAACCGGACGGGTGTCCGTGTTGTTTGAAAATCCTACCATTGTTGGATAAAAAAGTTAAAGGGTTTTTTTTGTTTGCATCTTTCTCTATGATTACCTCTTGCTCTTTAAGAGCCAACGGCAATCCCATTAGTGCTGACACCCCGTCGTAGTTTTCGTCGTCGTTGATGTCAAACATAGCTATCTGCCTTACCGTGTACAAACACGGAAGCCGCTCAATATTCCTCTTTTTTCCGTCCGGCAACTCTGTTTCATCCAGTAACCAGTCGTTCAAGTATTGCACCAAATTCAACTTGGCTGTTTTGTTGCCCACCAAATACCCATGCTCTGAAGTCTTGGCTTCGTAAATCCTGGATCCCTTAATAGTCATCGGCCTCACCGACAACACATATTGCTTGTTCTTCTTGATAAACCAGTGCCTTACGTTTTCACCACGGTTTGCTTCGTACCACAATCCACCCATAGGGTTTCCATAGTACTGCACCAGTTTCTCCAAGTTCTCGTTGTACTTATCCAAAGTCTCCGGCTTACCGATATACGTAGCCATCAGCATATTCCCAGGATGCCCCTCCGGTAAGTACTTGGGATTGGCAAATACATAGGTTGCTCCCAATGATTCACCGCCCAAATTGGATACATAGGGGTCATGTACAATAAAGTACAGGTCTTTCTTCTTCGGGTCAAAGAACTCCGGTTCGTTATAGATAACTACACAACCTTCACGTTTGTCCAGTTTATCGCTACCATCTACAAAGGGAGAGGTGATCGGTGTAAGCGTAAAGTCCGGGTTAGCTACAACACCACGGGGTGCATTGGGATCCCACACCAGTCTTACCGTTTTACCCAAGTCCCTCCAGACATTCCGCTTCAACAACTCTTTCTCCCGTGCCCTTGCTTCTTCCCTCGGCAAGAAATTACCACCAGAGGTAATCCACATGTGACTAATTAGCAACGGTGAGTGCATACAAGCTGCCCTATATCCCACAGGGTTGTCCTTCAGCTTATCCAATTTATCCCAAGCGTTCTTCTTTGCAGCTTCCAAGTCAGTGTTGCCGTTCTTATCCTTGAACGCCATGTCAATCATATAAGCCGGTAAGAACAACCCCGTGCGTCCCATTTGTCCCGTGTTCTCCAGTACATCCGGGTATGACACCAAGTCGTAGTCCATTGGATGTAAGAAAATCTGCTTGGCACCTTCTACCTTTTCAATATCACCAGACGTACCAAGACCTACCAGTGTACCGGTTTTCCTTGCACCACGCTTAACCGTAAATTCGTTGGACGACCAAGCCACCGGTGCTTCTTCCAACAAACCAATTTCTTCGATGATGTTGTAGTTGTAACGACCAGAAGCAGCGGCTTCAGCATCGTCTTTGTAGTTTACGTGTTTGGCAAAAGACCCGGAACCAATATTTACGTCAATACCGTTGGAACCTTTGACCAGCACCTGTTCCCTCCACGGGGATTTAGCGTTGTTCGGTTTTGTTTCCCCGGCCATGTTGCGGAAAAACGGACATGGTTCATAGTCATCCTCACCCACTTTGCCCCATACCCCTAACTCCGGGTTGATAGCAAACTGTCGCATTTGTTCTTCCATGTACTTAAAGAACTGCGAAGACTTACCGGTGTTTGATGCACCAATACAAATACCGGCTTCTTCTTGGTTCTGGTTGCGTTTCTTAGCCAAGTACTCATCATAGTTGGTTTCACCACAAAACAGTATCTCATGTAACGCAAAAGCAGACACCGTATAAGTCTTACCGGATGAACGCGCACCGAACAACATCGCGTTCTTAGGGGGATTCAAGTACAGCGGCCTACCGTAGTTCTTATCATGTAGCCTCTTACAGTACTCCAAAGGATCCTCCCAACGCTTTAGCTCACCGTTGAGCTTAATACATGAAGTATGCAACTTGTCTTTGGGAAACTCCCCTTTCCAGGCTTTCTGTAACTCAAGGCTGCAGTTGGTTTCATCGTCATCAGCAAACCCGGAAAACCCTTTTGCCACCAAAAACATGTACGCTATCTCCCAGTCAACGTCACGAAGCATAGGTTTAGCTTTGGTAGAAACTTTCTCCCCGTCATCCCGGACCATTATCCAGAAGTTGATGTAGAAAAACAGCTTTGGCGGCATAAACCTCCACAACCCAAAGTCGTTGTTCCAGAATCCCTCGATGCACCACCGGGAGTACTGCTGCCACAGATTGATGTACTTAGGTGACGATGGATGGATACGGGGAATCTCTGGTACTTTCCAGTTGTCCGCGTTCTCGATCCGCGTCCACATCCGCTTCTCAGCATCCAATACAGTCCACTTTTCCATCAGATAATTGCTTTTTCAGATACCGTCATCTTCCTCTGACCTTTACCCACCAACCGGTTCTCCTCTTGCAACATTTCGTCCCTGGCAGATTTGTAAGCGTCCCAAAGTTTTTTGGTATTGCTCAACATTTTATCCAACGCATCACCGTTCTCAAGGTCGTAAGGTTGAGAAGCAAGAAACTTATCCCGTTCAACCAGTTTATCCCTCCAACCCTTGAAGTTCCGCTCCGTGTCCGTCAAACATTTCTCTTCCCAAGCTTTCATACATTCGACAATCAGCTTGTTGTCCCAGTCAATAGGGTAAAAGTTTTCTTTGACTTGTTCCCTTCGATCGTCAACATTTAAGTTGTATAACGGATTCTTGGACGGATGCGGATCTTGACAAAGAAAGATGCACCACATCTCTTTGGACGAGTTCACCGCACCCTTCGACTTGTCCTTCTTGAACAATTCGCAAAACGGCGACAATACCTTCATATGAGGGTTCAGCTCCCAGAAGTTGTTGTCAATGTCGAATATCTTGGATACGTTGATCATGGATTTACTACCAGTAGTTTACTCAAACCGGTCGGTCGGCAGTCCAAATGGTTCCAACCTTTGGTGTACTCTACGTTCTCCACCGTGGTCAGACCTTTGGCCATCAACCGTTGTTCGTTAGCAAAAATGATTCGGTTGACCTCTTTGCTATCCAGTTGAGAACGGTCTTTGGAATTGCCGACAAATACCTGGATGTCCACAGCTCTACCAAATTTATGCTGAGAGAACTTGGCACCCATTGTTTCAGTAGGAAGCCGGAATCCAGACTTGGAACGATTACCTCCCACATGCCAGTTGTTTATTACAATAGACACCTGCTTAGGATAGATCTCTTCAAAAATATCCCGTAGCTCTTGCAAAAAAGCAATGGTTCGAGGGTCAATAAACCACACCGAACGTTCACCGTAAGCATCCCAAATAGCCTCCGGTACCAGTTCCCGGATGTCAAAGTTGTTACTTACTTTCATTGATGCGGATGTTTATCGTTACCGTTTTTTTACCCGTCTTGTCCGTAATACGAATAGTCCGGGTACTGTTCATATGCCCCTCATACAAAGGGTACTTCTTGGTAGCATCCTCAATACGAGGAGCTTTATAGGAAAACACTACGTTTCCGCTGTTGATGTTGATGATTTCCATACATCCACAACCCACTTCTGCCTTTAGAACATCTTGATCGTGTTCATAGACGTGGATTGTCTTGGTTTTTTCCGTAACCTGAATGTCCATTTCCATAGCACCTTAGTTGAAGCAACCGCTTTCGCACGGTTTGGATGAATAAAAAAGATGGGGCGTTTTGCATCCGCAGTTGATGCAGCTCTTTTGAGTCAGACAAAAGGGAGATTTCTTCTCTACCTTCAGTGCCTTTTCCATTGCTCTCTTTCTCCTTTTTGGGAAAAACGCTCTGAAAGTATAAAAGAAATGCCCTTCCAAGTACCATACTACCTTTTGAAGACTGGAGTAACTAAACATAATTCAAACTTTTCCGGTGACAAAAAACTCTTTTGGGCCAACAGCATACTTCCGCTTTTAAACTGCCAACCCGCTACACCGCTTATATTCAGCGGATAACCTATTGCGGCACCAAGATACAAACCTTTTCTGTATTCCGATACCTTCTTCGTTCTGTTGATTGTCACCGTGTTCGTTATTACCCTCTCCGGTACAGTAACCAAGTACTGAATATTAGACTCATACACCCGGCCGCCGGCTACAATAACGTTCTCAATACTTACCAAACTGTCTTCGATGTTCTGTACATACCGATACACCGTATCCCTGTACACCGTGTCCCAGTACACCACCGGCACACTGTCAACCAACACCGACTTAATAGTATCTCTACGAACCCGGTTTATCAACACCGTGTCCGATACCTGTACCGTATCTATTACAACCTCTCTGTCAACCCGTATCGAACGATCACAGGAACGAAAGGTCATAAATACTAAAGCCGCCACAAGGACGGCTATGATTATCAATTTTCGATCAAGCATTGGATAAGGTGCGGAGGAACCAAGAAATATCCAAAATGCGGATTGGTGTAACTCTTCGGCGGAACATCGTCCGTGGACCAATGCGTAAACCCATGCTCCAAGTAAAAAGCATCAGCCGCTGCCAAATACCTCGGTGTAATAACCACCGGGGACAACTGAACCAACGAACCCTGGGGAATACTGTTTACGTTGGAAGCCACTACAAAAGCCTTCCGGGTAAACTTGTCGTAGTCGTTGTCAACAGCCTTAGTACCAACCCCGGCTTTGGTATCACTCACAATCTTCTTGGCTCCGTTCATCAGCAGAAGAGAACCTTCTTTGATCTCAGGTACTTCGTGGGTAAACACTCTTACCAATACCCCGTTAAGAGGCTTTAGGCTGCCATACAACGGGTCAATCGTCGTTACCGACTCATTGTACTGCCGGGTAGCTTCAACCTCCTTGTCGTGGTTCTCACGAAGCTCCTTGAGGCGCATAGACTCCTTTTCTTCAGCAGACAACAATAGCCCACCTTCGGTACGCTCAATGCTCTTAGACACCGAGGGATAAGACACAATCTCCCTCTTATAAGGGTCTTTGACAAAATCGTTAAAAGTCATGGTTGCGGTTTTTCGTTCGTTTCACTGTTCTTTCATACTTGCCGTCTGGATTACATATCCATCCATCCAGACTTCCATATTCTGCAAGTACATCCTCTCTGTCCCGTATTTCAACCTGTTGCTTTACAGGACGCTTTCTCTGACTCTTGATAACCGATTCTTCCCAATCAGCTAAAAAAGTCCTATATGCTTCCGATTTATGAGGGTTGTTCTTCCTGGCAATAATCCCCGATTCATTCGGCTGAATACTGCAAAAATGCGGTATTACAATACCACCACTAACTGCAAACCGATCCCTCATCAATAAGTACATCGACTTCCAGAACTGCTGAACAACCTCCTCCTCAACCGTTCTCTTTTTTCTCATTGCTTGTTCAACTTAAAGCAAACAGCAAACTCTACTTCCTCGTGCCGCAGAATACCCTTGGCAAATATCTTCCACTTCTCATTCAATCCCATTGCTCCCGTAGCACTGTCGTACCACACAACATCCTCCTTGACCAAATCACCCTTAGTGATGTAGATCAAACTCTTCTTACACTCCATTTCTTTGCAGAAATACTCCATGTCACTCTCCGATGATGTACTCCATACCCGGTCCGGGTACTCCATCATCAACGACAACATCTTTATCTCCCGGTCACGAAGACCAGTCTTCAACATGTCCAATAGACAATAAAAAGCATCCGAAGGCTTCACCTCCAAAAACTTCTTATTAACTACTATACTGCTTATTCCTTCAGTTACGTTTAAGTACATCATATTCAAAGTAGTTAATTACCGTTTCTTCAGAGATGCTCTCTCCCCCTGGCCGCGATTAGGTTTTAACCTCTTCGCAACTTGGAGGACCTTACATCCCCGGATGACCAACAAGTTTCATCTACGCCGTACGTTCGTCTCTCGACCTCACCTCCAGGAGAACTCCAAAAGCTAAAATATCCCCAATAGCACATGTTCTCCCCCGTAGAATCCCCTCCATGTTGATCTCACAGCCTCCCGTTCATTATGTTTCTCCTAAGAGCATGAACATCTTGCTGCCGAGAGCCAAGGTCTTTACTGCATTTCGAATGGTATGTATCCCTGGCGAGTCGGATCGCTATCTTCATAGCAACGCAAATATACAACCACTTTACTCTGTTTTTAGTTCCTGCACTCAAAAAAATTTTTCTGGAAATTTTTGGAATCCTACAAAAAATTTTTATGGTGAGTTGTGGATGGGGGTTTCCCCCACCATACCCCGGTATTAACGACAGGGGCGATATTGCCCCCGTCATTCAAAATAACTTCGTTATGGAGAACATTTTTCTTGGGTTTGAACCCGAAATCAACGAAGTGACCGGTGCCCTCGAGTGGCACGGTCGTGCTACAGTAGTAAGCGTTGACGACGAGGTCGTCGAACGCACAGCCAAAGACAATAGCGTAAAACGCTATCGTCGAATGACAATCTCTCTCCGCAACTTTGCGGGAGAGACCGTCCTTTCACCGTGCAACACGCCGGTGAAAGACACCGTGACCGAACCAAAGGTCGGTCAGGTGATCGACGTGCGGTATTCCTACCGCAACGGTCGGACCGATTTCAATCGGTCCTTCCCGAAAGGCTCATCGTCTCGGTTAACCGAGAACGATATGCGCCAAGACCTTGCTAATCAGCATTTCGCTGATAAGCTCAAGGCCTTGAAAAACTTCACGGCGGCCGTCAAGGTTGAACCCACCGGAGCTACTGAATAGTAGCTCTGGGGGTTCACCCCTTTTTACCTTTTGACGATAAGGGTGGTACCAACCACGCACACCGTCAAACGTTGATGCAGTTACGTAAAAACTGCAAACCACCCACGCAAACTTCCCCGCAGGGGGTAAACATACACCTCTTCATTATGAATTGTTGTGTGGAGTTTGCATAAGAAGAGTGAGAGAAAAATCACTATAATATAACCGGTTACTGCCCTTACACATGGCGCCGCAGTAAGTAATGTGTAACTGACCGAATCAATAGTGTAGTGTTGCTTTAAATATGTATCTTTGGTCGCAAGACACTGGTACATAGCACTATTGATCGTAATGATTTACTGTTGGGTTAGCGACCGACAGTTAGTATACCGTTTCGCTAACGGTGCGTGGCTTATCCTACTTAAACGGCCCAGAAAACGATAGTAGGCGGGAAACATTCGTCCAGTGGTAGGACACCTGATTCTTCAGGAGGCAAGGGTTCGATTCCCTTATGTTTCGCATTTCTTTCACCATTTAATTCTTTTTCTGTCATGGAAACAGTTTATGTTCAGATAGATGCGACTGTCTCCTCCGATGAGCGTGGGGAGAAAGTCCATGCTATTATCACCTCTATGTCTGGAGAGGTGATAGTGGATGCGGTGTTTGGGGATTGTTTCTCCGCACCGACACCAGACGCTTCGGGTAAACCGAAGCAAGTCCGTCGTAGAGAGATCTACGAAGACTGGATTCAACGTTACGGAAAGCGTTGAGTCCAAGGGGGCGCAGCATCCCTTTATCACACTGCATTTCTTTTCATCCTTAATACTTTTTTATCATGAAACTGTTTATCGAAGTGGCCAATGGCCAACTCATTCTTTCCTCCGAAGACGGAAATTCCGTTCACTTCCCCAGCAAAGGGGAAGATTCCCCCAAGAGGGAGATTTCTGTTTCCGAGTATCGGGAACAGATGAACAAGTGTATCCGCAGAATCAGCGGCCCCGAAGGGGGCTGCTATGATGTGGAAACACAACAAGCCTTTGTGTACGGCTTTATAGCCGGACTCAAGGCTGCGGGTAAATTTGTTTAAGTTTACCTGCAAGGGGGAAGGCAGCATCCCTTTAAGTAACTGCCATTTTTTATCATTCATAAAATATGCACACTATGGCATTTTTGATGAATGCGTTCTCGTTGCAGATGGTCACGGAGTTTCCGTGTACTATCAGCATCGAGGAGGTCAACCAGCTCCCAGAGGGACTTGAGTCGGCCATTGGACATCAAGACACGGCTAACGTGTTGGGTGTTCCAATGAACCGGGTCAACGTGTCTCTGTCGAAGGGTGACGTTGCTTATGTAGCTCAGCTACAAGGCGGTCGTCTTCCTGAGGGGAGTACTACCTTACCTGAAGGCTTCTCTTTGAAGTTTTTCAAGGTAACGGTAGGTTGACTACGCGAACGTGGTAGGAGGCATCCTTTGACCACAGTGAAGGACAGGTTTTCGGTTATCTGTCGAAGTATGCAAAAGCCGAATAAATCCCAGTACACAGGTATCTAATAAATACTTGTGTACTGGTTGGGTCACAGCCACTATGTGGTGCTCTGGAAGACAAATCCGAACAGAGTTAAATGTGATTGAGGTAGTATCTTTTCACCACCCAAATTTTAGATCCATGAAAAAAGTAGCTGTTTCCTTTTCGGTATGGAGCCATCCGGACCTTGCCGTTCCGTGTTTGGAGTTTATGGGGATTGAAATTCCCCAAAACTTAAGTGACACCTATGATCTCTACCACTTTGCATGGGATCATATTGACGCAAAGGAAGCCGACGATCCTCAGATTGTTGCCTTCCTTGAGGAGTGGATTAAAACCCACCCTGAAGATGCTCGGCTTCTGGAAGAAGTCGAAGATGGACTCTCTTGGAACATCCAGGAAAGTGACGGATACCTGTTCCTCAACAAATTTTTGGAGGTTTCCTCCGAGGAGTTGTTGGAGGGACTTTCTCAAGAGAAGGTTGATCTTCTGAAACACTGCCACGGAAAAGTGGTGGTTAAGGAGTTTCAACCTTAGCTGCATCACCACGAGGACTGAAACCGGTCCTTGTGGTGAAAAGAGAACCTGAATTAACAGGTGCAAGGGTAGTTGGTACTATCCATTTTTATTCATTCCTCAATCTATTCTATATGGATCAGTTGTCTTATTTCATCGTTTCCACATCGGTTTTTGTAGCTTTTGTGGGAACAGTATGTTTCATTGCAGTTGTGATTGCCAAGGTATTTGAGTACCTTAGCAACCGATAATTGTCCCCACGGTTTTTGTGCATTTCTCCGTTTACCCAGAAATGCACATTTTTTACTAACCCATAATTCCACCAAAATATGGATTTTTGTGACGCATTGAAACAATGGTCTGCAATGGGCCACACAACCTCCCGTAAGACAGAAGAGGACGGCACATACACCGTTTTCTTCCTCAAAGACGGAGTACAGGTAGGATACTTCAAAGCAGTTCCCGGTTTCGGGTCCTACTGGGAGTATCCTGATGAACTAATTAAAACCACGGAAGAAACCGAACTGACAGCGGAAGACTGTTGGGACGGTGATGATTCCTATTGTGAATAATTTAAACCCCTTTCACCATGAAACAGTACACCTGGACGACCCGTGACGGTCGCAAACTGGATGTTGACACCATTACGGATGTTCAACATCTCCGCAACATTATCAAGATGATGATGCGGAATGAACAACGGCTCTTAAATGCCGTCAACAAATCCAACGGTAAATCTTTTTCTCTTAACGGAGACATGGCTCAATTCTCGATCGACCAGATCGAGGATGATCGCATGGATCCTCAAACTTCTTTCTAATGACAAGAATTATTGCACCGGTAACAACTCTGGTTATCGGTTTTTCTGCTTTGGTTCTCGGTATCTACATAGGTGCCGAGAACTTTAATCGGGACCGCTGCATCCCGGTTAAATCACAATCGCAGCGTACTGTAAACAAAGGGACGGAGAAGGTATCCTTCACCAGTCTCTTTGCAGACACCGAGGAAGAGTTCCAAGCTCTTCTTCGGGAGTACAAAGAAGAAGGCTACGTGGTAGCCAACCAAGTGAAAGACCCGGTGACAAACCGGAAGTTTGCTCACTTGGTGCTACCCGACGGCAGTTACCTGTACCTTCACGGGTACATCCATCAACCTAAACACTAACCTCAATCCCTCTTTCAACCATGAAACAGTTTTTCTTCTTCCTCACGGTCTTTTGCGCAACCGTTACCAATGCGCAAACCTCGTTCTTTGTTTCTGTTGATCAACCGGTAAACGGTTTCAACGACAGTACTGAAACCAGGGTTGCCCTGGAAATCTCCCAATATGAGTTGGGGGCAATGACAATGGTACTTACCCCGGCAGAGGTAAGACTGTCGCAGAAGGATGTATGTATCTTAGCCAAAGTCGGTGGCCGTGTAGGTCACACCTTTGGTGACTTAAACTACAACCCCAGAGCCATGTGGCTTTCGATCTACGGATCGTTCCATTGGGGTATTGGATACCAAGAGAGCTTTGATGTGGAGAATCCCACAAAGAAGTTCCAAGTGGCTATTGATGGCAATATTGGTGCATCCATTCGTCTTTGGGACAATGGGTACAACAAGGGAGCTATCAAGATTGAGTACGGTGGACGCTTTAGATTCTTCAACGACCAGTTCGGGGAAGACTTCAAAGTGTTCCCTACTGTTGGTCTTCAAGTAGGATTCTCCGGTAATGGCAACATGCCGGAAATCCCGTGCTATACGTTTTGATCACCGGGGCCGTGTAACAGCGGCCCTTTTCTTTCACCTTTAATCTACAAGTATGAACAAATGTACCATCAACCCTCTTGTTGACGCTCTTCTTGGGACAGGGATGTCCTTGGATGAAGCGTTGAGAACCTTTGACCGGTGGAAAGACACCGATGAGTTTTTCTTCACCGAAGAACAAGTGGATACCAGTGACGCGGAAGTCCTGGATAACTATCCGCTTATTTACAAAGTTCCCTACAATGGAGAGCATTTTTATGTTGAAGGTGAACACGTACCTCAAGGAACGTTTGTGTTTCGAGATAGGGAGTACGGGTTTGTCGTTGGTGTGAAAAGAGAGATAGTGTTTAAGCACTATCGTGGTTACGAAGTAACCGCCGTTCAAGTCGGTGACAATTTGTTCTTTGAAAGCGTTTCTCCTTCAACCCGTGAACGGTTGGAGTTTGAAACGTATGCCGAAGCACACGGAAACGCAAGAATAACTGACGGAATTGGTAATTTGCTGTCAATGTACGGAAACTACCAAGACAAAAAAACTGGTTTGTACTTCCAAGTACATCCAGTGTTCATTGTCAACGACTTATTTTTCACGGTGGTTTACAAAGAAGACATCAACGATGAAGTGTTTACTAAAATCAAAGAATGGGACGAAAACCCATTTAAACTGATTGACAAGATTATTCAACAACATTCCTAACCTTTCAAATCTTTTCTACGATGAGAAATGCAAAGATTAATCCTTTTGTAAAAGACCTTCTTGACTTGGGTAAAACCATTCAGGAGGCCGTCAAGATTTTCCACACCTGGAAGAACATCCCGGTGTTCTACACCAATGAACCTCAAGAGGGTGAACCGGTTGCCGTCATTGACGATGAACCAATTTACCCGGCCACCGATGGACATTTTCTTGTCTATTTTAACAACAACCGCCGGAAGATCTTTCTCAAGGATGGTCGGGAAGCAACAGAGATTGATGAGAATCAACTGGTCTTTGTTTCCAATATGGCAGCAGAAATTATTGCCGAAAAAAGAACTTGGGGTGATAAGATGTTTGTGTACTGGAGCAAGAAAAAACCAGAATACGACTATGAAAGCTTTGCAGCTTGTGCTTTTGTACACACCCTTGGTCTTACAGCTGTCATATCGTATGTAGCTACGTATTTTAGCACTGAATTTCAGTGTACTGTTGTCATCAATCCAATGCTGATAAGCCAAAACGATCGACATCAAGTGTTCTTCTGCGCTTCTATCCACGTGGGTAGCGAGTGCAAAGAGGTCAACGAGTTTTTCAACAACCCCTTCGAGTGTATCTCGGAGGAGTTCTTCAACAAACACTTATTGAACAATGTCTAACCCGGCACTTACGTTTGTGAACATCACTGGTGATACCATTGATGTTTACAAGGACGAACATGGTCGTACTGTTTACCGAATCCTCGGTAAGGAGTACACCAACCTGGAAGACTTCTGTAACCAGGGTGGTCACGTACACAACTTTGGTTGTTCGTTCAAAACAGAACGAGGAGCTGCGTGTTCCATTACTGTTCATCAACTTCCGAGTAACCGGATTATCTTTGTGCTGAGTAGTAACAGACCGGATTACACCCGTCCTTCAGTACTTCGAGATCCCCTTGAGTTAATCGAGGGCCTTGGTCAAATTACACTGTCCAATGAACATTGACCCCAACGCAGTAGCTAATAGTTTGGACGTAAATCAATGCCAAAAGGTAATTGATGAATGTACCGAGCACCTCAAATATCTTTCCTTAGATGCCAATCCAGAGGTCTTCTGGAGGCAACAGAGGATAAGGTCTTTGAAGACGTTAGCTGAGAATCGCCTTCAATGGTTAACACAACAAGACCAGAAGCTCAAAGAGCAACTGGTTCAACTTTCATCTATTAAATTCCCCAAAGTATGAAGAAAATCATTTTCCTTTTTAGCTTTGTAGCGTTGTTCTTTGACATCAACGCACAAGTCACTCGTAACCACCAGTACGACGGTGACTGCCACCAGATTCAAGATTCCTTCCGTATTCGGATTGTGACTTTGAGCACACCGGATCCTTGGGAACCGATTGATGTTCCCTATGTTGTGGAGAAAGAAGGCGACCTGTACGCTTTCTTCACCAAAGTACATGGAACGTACTGCGAAATGTTGTTCTTACAGTCAACTATTACGCGGTACATGACAAAGATTGTCCGCGTCCGACAGAAGTTGGATGCTGCAAATAAGAAGAAGGTTAAGAAGCAAAAGTAGATAAGGGATACGTAAAAGCCGTTGCAGCAATGTAGCGGCTTATTTTTTCACCTCAAAATCAATTCTTATGAGTTATCACACTTATTTTACCTGTAACGTGTACGGGGATATTAAAAACCGTAAGCGTATTGCGGAATTGGAAGAGGCTTTGGAAAAAGCCAAAGCTGAAGGTGGTGTTTTAGCTGAAGTAACTATTCCTCTGATTGAAAATGAATTGGAATGGGAGTTAGATTACGACATTGAAAATGAGATAGAAAATATAAGAAGTGAAAATGACGATGCCGCACTAAATGAATTTTGCGAATGGAAATATCACGAGGACGACATGAAAGAAATTTCTCTCAAGCACCCAAATGTTCTCTTTGAATTAAGGGGATACGGAGATTCTCCTTGGGATGTGTGGGTCAAATACTTTTGCGACGGAATGATGCAGGTGGCCAAAGTAACCATTACTGCTGAATCTGTTGATAAGAGCAAGTTTGTTTAATTTCAAAATCTATAAACGGATTGGCCCCGTAACTCAATAGGATAGAGTAACTGCCTTCAAATTAGGAGCACTTTGGTAGTAATACCTTATGTGAATTTCGGCTGATCAGGAAAGACTAAAGTTACTAAACCATTATCAAATTCCCAATGGCAATTTGGACAAAGTTGAACAACGTTGCTTTCAGCGTTTACTTCTTTTAATTTTGCTGTTGGCTCAAAGGAGCTTAAAGGTTTTATGTGCGCTAACTCAACATGCTTTGAATATCCGCATATATGACAAGGCAAAGAAAGTTTATCTTTATGCCAACTTCTACAAAGACCTCTAATGTGAGCAAATTTACTTGACGCATGAAGTCTTTTGATACAATTCCGATTGGTATAATCTGCAAGGGTTAATTCGAGTAAACTTCTTTTTCTTCCTTTTAAGTAATCTTGAAAATGGTATTCACAAAGTTTGCTTTTGTAATTTCGAACAACTGATTCGCACTGAGAACATTTTTTAGAAATCTTTCTTTTTGGAATCTTGTTGCTTTGTTTTGCAGCACAACTTTTTGAGCAAAACTTTGGATTTGAGGTTTCAATACCGCAATGAAAACAGTTTTTAGTAATCATGTTAATCGTGAGTTGATTTAAGAAATTAAGTTAACGCAGAGACTGTACGCCGAACACCCTACCGAATAATGTCGAGGGTGAAGAGACAGTCCAGACCACAAATATACGAAACTTTTTCGAAAAACACCTTTTTTCCGAAAATAAAATTTAGTTCGTATAGCGGTGAAAACCGTAGTTGGTAAGCTAAGCAGTAAGTTACTGGTTCGAGCCCAGTCGGGGTCACATTTATTCACACTTAAACACTATTTGTATGCTACAAAAAGAATTTGTGCCAAAGGAATTGGCGATTAAACTCAGAGATCTGGATTTTAACGAACCTTGTTTGTTTGTTTATCGTATGGAATCCCTGTACACACCAATAGTTTCCAATTTCTTAGATAACTTGAAAGAGGAAATTGAGTGTTACCGTAACACTAAAATGGTTAATTGGGTTTCTGCCCCAAGCTACTCACAAGCGTTTCGGTGGTTCCGGGAGGTGCATGGATTGGTTGTTGAAATCACAACAGGTGGTCGTCCAAAAGAATACTATGTGTTCGTTGATGGTTATATCTACGATGAGTACGATACAAACAACCAAAAAAGTTTCTCTTATGACGATGCCCAAGAAGCGGCTTTGAAGCGGCTTATTGAGCTTGTCGAAGAAAGACAGAAGCAACCTAAACCGGTTCCGGTTGAAAAGACGTTGCATACCCTGTCTATTTACGCAACCATTAACGAGAAGCTCCAGGAGGAAGGCTATGAGCCGATTACCTTCCAGAGGGCTGTTGAGTTAGGGTTGAACGAGAAAACTCAAGAGAGCGACGTTGAGAGCTTTGTAGAGTACTTCTACACGAAAGAAGATCAAGAGATGAACAACAAGGATGAAACATTGCCTTGTTGAGGTAGTGAACTCCCCAAAACATTTTGATATGTCGAGGGGAGTTCTTATCTTTGTACAAGTTCTTTAACCAACAACCAATGTCTTATGGCAAAAAGTAAAAAAAAGGACTTTCAGATGGTGATAAGAAAAATCGACAACGACGGTTTCGATTATTGCTTTGCCGAGTACAATGAATTTGAGGAAATCAAAGACAAGAAGTTTCACGAGCTGCGTAAAGCATACGTGAAAGCTAAAGAAGAACTCGAGCTTTACGTTTACGAGAAAGCTGAATAGTAAAAGGTTTGGCCGGGTGGTGAAATGGTATGACGAGACTGCTTAACAGCGGTAGAGTTGTAGGTTCGAGACCTGCCCCAACCACATTATTTAAATAACCTAAATTTTATTAATCATGAAAATTACAGTAATTCACAGGCCAGACGAAGAAGATTTTGGAAAATACGAAGAGGTAACAACCAAAATCGAAACCCAAGAAGGTGAGAAGTCGGTATCTTTTTCAGGTGGTGAACCCGAAGATATGACAATTTCACGAGACCTGAGTGACGCTTGGCTTATTGAAAGTCTTCTTGTTATGGCGTACAACGCTGGAAAAAATGGGGAAGAACTCCAATTTGAAGAAATAACAGATGAAGATTAAAGGCTGTTTGCTACAATAAGTTCTGGTCATTATCCCGATCACTATTATTCACACTTTAAATCTTTTACCATGACAGTTAGAGAAACTCTCAAGAAGTTTATTACTGCGCCGAACTACAACGAAGTGCGTAAAAGTGTTGATGACAGTTTCATTGAACTTGTCAAAGAGATGTTGCCAAGTGACTACGAGTACATCGAGGAGAAAGAAAAGGCTTACCAAGAGTCTTTGAAACAACAGTAAGATAGGGTTTGGCCGGGTGGCAAAGTGGTTAAGCACTGGTAGCAGATTCAAGAGATAGCATCAAATGTGTAACTCCCAGAAGGACACTGGTTCGATTCCAGTCCCGGCCACAAATGGTTATAGTCCCTAAGAGTTGTGGCAATTAAAACGATGTTGCCATTATCGAAAGATACCTCATCATAAAACTCTGGGCAAAATCCTCTAACGGGAAACCGGAACAGGTTGACAGCTTGGAAAGACAAGCACTTTTTTTGGTCGGGTGGCGGAATTGGTAGACGCAGTTCGTAAGTGAGTAATAGAGTAAGCGTGGAAAATAGCACTACTCGGCTTATCGCCTCACAACGGGCTCCAATCACAGGTTCGAATCCTGTCCTGACCACATTATTTCACAACCAAATTTATTCACATGAAGAACAAACTTACAGTAGGTCAAAAGCTCTGGTTGTCTTTGTATAGAAACAATCGCAGAGAAGAGCTGAAAGAAGTTACGGTAGAAACCGTGGGTAAGAAATACTTTACTCTTGAAGAATTGCCGTGGGATAAGTTTACAGTTGAAGACTTATACCTTGTTTATAATGGAAAAGGCTCAAAATATGATCGTTGCTACTTATCAAAGCAGGATTATGAAAATCAAGAAGAGGTTGATAGCATAAATCGGTTTTTGATAAAATATTTTGATTATGGCCACAAGAACAATCTTACCCTTGATCAACTACGGCGTATCAAAGCCATCACTGAAGAGTAACCAGTTTCATCAACCTTTAATTTATTATTATGTCAGAGAAACACGTGCGTCTTGAAAAGAATGGGCGCAAACTCAACATGTTTATCTATTCTGAGGGTAAAGTGTCTTCGTTGTACGAAGAAACCTTTGACAACCCGGAGTACAAAGCTATCGGTCAAGTACCGTATTCCGATCTGAAGGGAGTCAAAGACTTCTTAACAAGTCTGGACAATCCTACGGCAATTGAGGGAATTATGGATACCGTTAGTTGCATTTTCTCTTCTCCGATGTGTTGGGGTAACAAGCGGTTGATTTCCTTTAGAGTTTTTGAAGACAAAAGCTTTTCGTATTCCGAAACACTTGGAGGCGATAGTGTTACTCTCTGCTTAAATGAAAAAGGTCAGATTGTAGAAAAAACGATCAACCGCCACGTTGAAAGCTTTATCTATGATGATCGTGGCAACATCACGTTCCAGAAAGAACAGTGTAAGAACGGATATATTACGTTCAAAAACATGTTCTACGACAAACGCAACCGGTTGATCTTTGAAGGAAGATCTGATGGAAAATGGTCAGCGTGGGTGTACAACGAAGACGGAACCGTTGATTACTACGACGAGTCCGGGGATGTTGAAACCATCCACAACTGCCCTGGTCACAACTAACAAAAAAGGTGCTTCATTATAGGGTTAAGCCCTATAGAATAGGGTTCGAATCCCGCTTCTCCGCATGGGGGAGTGTACGTGAAGTTAAATGGGTCCACTTGGAAAACAGCCTTTATTTTTTCACTTTCAAAACCATTTCACATGAGAGATTTAATCCTACAAGAATTGAACAATCTTGCTGAGGCGTTAAAAAAAGAAGTGCCTCAAACAAAGAAGATAACTGAATCTAAAAGCATAATTGAAGTTAAGCCAATAGAACTTTTGGATTTTATGAAGGATAATGACATTCCGGACAATGCCGAGTTTGCATTTGATGAAGAAGATGTTTATTTGTGCTGGGATGTAGAAGTACCTATGACCAGCGCGGATAAAATAGAGTGGCTCAAAGAAATGTTCGAGGCTTACGCTTTTACTTATGTAAGAAAAGTACTGACTAAAAACGGATATAAAAGAGTCGGTGTTTATAGTAGCCAATTTGTAAAATTTGACGACCAAACTCCTTTTGACCTGTACGCAAAAGGGGAATTTGACCGTCTTGTAGATTTCTACACTATGTACTTTGCACCTATTTCTTAACCTATTTCAAACCACATTGTATGAAGCACAATTTGCTTAAGACCGAACAGTATTTACTGGTAGTGGATAATTCGGAAATCAAGGAAGGGGATTGGTTTTTGTCCAAAGAAAATGTTGTACATAATAACTTTGGATGGAATTTTGGCGATAGAAAAGTAATCGCTCACCTGCCCCTAAACGATGCACCTGATCTCAAAGGTGTGGACTTGTTGCCACCTTTGCCGACCGAAAGCGATGTGATGGATAAAATGCTTGATTCCCTTTTCGGGGAGGTCAATGGCTCCAATATCCATATTAGGGAGGTATTCATGACGGGTTACAAGAAAGCCAAAGAGAATTATAAGTACACGGAGGAGGATATGAGGAAGGCTATTGCATTTGGCGTAAGTGTAAGAGACCAAGGATTGCACTTAGACCAATTCATATATGACAAGTTCTTCCAACAGCTCAAACTACCAGAAATACCTGTTGCTTTTGAGTGTGTATCCAGACAACCGTACTACAAAGTGTGGGCAGGTAACTACATTTACTAACGTTCAAATTTTCTACTATGGTTAGAAATGCAAAACTCAGACTGAAGTTCGATACAACGCTTCCAGATGGCCGACCCATTGCCGCTGAAATGATTGTACACGGACGATGGTACAGTGGCTGTATGGCCACATTAGAACAACCTGCCGAGGATCCAGAGATTGACTATGTTCGTGTTGAAGCTGTCAATTTTGATCAGCACTACGCCGAACAAGTGTTGGACCAATGGCAGAACGAACACGGAATTGTTGAGGAACACCCGGGTTGGGAAATTGATTACGACTGATGAAGATCACCGTAAATAAATCCTTTCGCGGTATCCCGGAAGGACGGGTGTACGACTTTACGCTGCTGAGTACTTTTGGCTACATCATCATTGTTGGTGAAAACGGTTGTGGTAAGAGTTCCATATTCCAAGCGTTGAGAGGTACTATACCCAATTCCACAAATTCCTTGAGGAAACATGATTTTGAAGAGATACGTGACAACATCACTGTTGAACACGACTTTGAGAAGATCTTTTTCCTTGATGCGGTTATGGATAACGGTAATGACTTCATGGTTGCTTTCGATGCTTCCCACTACATAGATTCCGGCGGTTACGCCAAGAAGAATCTATCACATGGTCAAGGTGCGCTCAGTGATCTAAACTTGTTCATCAACAGAATCAAAGACCAGATTGTACCTGGTAAGACACTGGTTGTACTGGACGAAGTAGATCACGGGTTGTCTTTGGTTAATCAAACTAAGTTTGTCAATGCTGTTGACTATTTGCTTCAACTTGGATGTAATGTCATTGCCATTAGCCATAATCCGTTTTTGATGATTCAGTGCAGTATTGTGTACAACTTTGCCGATTGCGACTTTGAAGCATCAGATAAGTACATTCAACGGACCGTGTCTTTTGACATCAAGAAGCACCGTCCCGATTCCGAACCTCAAACCTAATTTGTATGTCAGGAGGACACTTTCATTACTATCAGCATCGCATAACAGAGATTGCGGATAGCATACAGGAGCTTATCGACACCAACGGTAAAGCACCACCGCAAACGGAAATGCAAAAGCTGCGCGATGAAGAACCGTTCTATCGCGATTATCCTCAAGAGATTATCGAGGAGTTCAAGAAGACCGTCAGATTGCTCCGTGAAGGGTTTATTCGCGCTCACAGGATAGATTACTTGGTCAGCGGTGATGATGGCGAGGATACCTTTGTAGAGAGCCTCAGAGAGCAATTATCGGAGCTGCCACCTGTTACACCGGACTACCGGTTGAGGGTGTTTTACGATGATGGTTCACTGGACGGTGACTATGCTGTCAACAAGGTATTTGTTGGTGACAGCGGTGAGATCAAAGCGGTTGCCGTAAACTGGTATGATGACGAAACTTGGTTCTTCAATACACCGGGCGGTTACAAAAACAAGTACGGTAACTTGACAGCCAAGTTGTACCAGTTCTAAAAAAGTATTTTCCTAACTTTCAAAAACCACTTTTATGAAATTTATCAAAGGTCTTGACTTTAGAGGTGTTGGTACTATTGACGGAACCATATTTAAAGCCGAACCGTGTTCTTGGAGGTTTGAAATCCTCAAGCAAGATGGTAAGTTTGAGGCTTTTTATTACGAAAGCAAAGATGACATGGAGCCTCTTAGCTTAGGAGAATATGATACTGTTTCGGAAGCAATGGTATATTGCGCAAAGCACCATGAGGAAAAGGTGCTTAAGTTGTTGGACGACGACTTTGTAGAATTTGCAGAACAGTTCTTCTCTTAGAACTCGTTAGCGTTGACAAAGGCCGTGTCTTAGGATGCGGCCTTATCTTTTTACCTATCAACTATCAATCATGGAAAGTTTAATTATTTACCAGGTTTACAAGAAGATTCAAATTGAAAATGAGGGAGAACCTTTGGGTATTCGTTACGAACATCAAGATTCTTTTAGGACTGAAGAGGGTGCTCAACGGTTTATCGAAAGAGAATTGGCAGAACTGGTAGAGAGTAAGAAAAGAATCTTTTCCGCTTTTGAAAATACCGAATTGTACAACGAAGAACAGCGGATAAACGATTCTTATGAAATTCTCATGTTGAAGAAGAATCAGCAGTTCTTGGTCGAAGGTTCCATCAAACATGTAGCTTCCATATTTTACGTAGAACCTTATCGGTTGTCGGATTAATTGTCAGACACATTATCTTTAACTTCAAAATTTACTATCATGGGTCAACACACTTTCTTTTACAAGGATGCCAACACTCTCCGGAATAAAGCAAAACTGGAGAAAATCCTCAACGGTCTTATAGAACGCTATGGTGTTCTTGATCCTCCCAAGGAAGTTGAATCCGTAATAAAACGTGTTTCAGATGAAATTGACGAACTGGACGAGGACGAGGAATTGACTCGTGACTTGTTCAGAACCGGTAAACGTAACCCGGACGGTACTTACTACGAGAAGGATCTTCTGTCAAAGGAAGAAGTGCTTCAGTTCATAGAAGAGAACAAGGAGACTATCTTCTACTTTGACAAAGAAGGCTTTGATGAGTTTTGGGAGAAACATCCCAACGGAGCTGTACGTCTTCAGTAATTTCATCACACTAAAATTTATCTTATGGAAAAGGAGTTTAATTATTATCGTATCCGTGATAAATACCCAGAAAAATCATTTATGGGCATTCGTGACGGTAAAAGGATGTACCTTATTCAGCCTTCATGGTATTGCGATTGGTACTGGGGCTTTGGGTATTTGCAAAGTGCTGAAGAGCATAGACATGTAAGTAGCATAGTCAAAGAAAGCGGAAAGAACTTTCGTGATGCTCTTGTAGATTACTTTGGGGACAGTTTTGCCATACGTACATCCGATATCTGGAAGTTTGCGGAACTGTTCAAAACGTTTTATGCGCTCAAAGAAACAGCAGAGGTATTGGGTCGCGGTGGATCGCATCTTACAACCAATCCTTGTGCGGAGATCATCAAGAACCCGGACGAGGTAACTCGTATCAACCAAGTTGTGATACCGGCTATCTTTGAGGCTATCTATGAGATCATAGAGCGCAACAAGGACAATAAGAAGAAGTTCAATAGGATTGTGGAGTTGGCTGTTGAAGGTGATACTCTTGAGATTGTAAAGTTTATGATGAAACACTGGATTGCTCCGATGGACATCAACGGTATGGAAGGTATCACCAAACATGACTATAACGTTATTCACTCAAAGTACTACGAGGTGTTTCATAGCCAGGGTATCATAGAGGAATAACTGAATGGTCAGAACAAATTTTCAATTTTTGGGTTATTATTACGTGCGTTGGTGCATCCCCAGCACCATAGTACATGTGTGTTTATTTTATTTTCGAACGGTGTCGCAGAAATGTGGCACCGTTTACTTTTAGTATCAATCAATTACGAAACAAATCTGTCGCAAAAATTGGATATATTTGCGACAAAATCATATCAACCTATTTCATCATCTTAAACTTTATTCATGGAAGTTCTACTTACACCCAATCCCAAACGTTTTGTCCTTCTTCCCATTCAACATGATGCTGTCTGGGAAATGTACAAAAAGGCTCAAGCATCCTTCTGGACAGCCGAGGAGATAGACCTCGGTGATGATCTTGCTCACTGGAACAAGTTGACAGATGATGAGAAGCATTTTGTCAAACACATTTTGGCGTTTTTTGCTGCATCCGACGGTATTGTCAATGAGAATTTGGCCATCAACATGTTGGAAACGGTACAGATTCCAGAAGCAAGGTGCTTCTATGGATTCCAGATTGCTATCGAGAACATTCATTGCGTTTCTCCGGACACAGTTATATTGACCGACAAGGGTTACGAAAGAATAGAAAACCTGAAAGATAAGTCGGTTCGAGTATGGAACGGCAAAGAGTTTAGTGCAACAACTGTTGTACAAACATCAGAGTCTTCTGCTCTATTTAGAGTTACCCTTGACAACGGAATGTATCTTGATTGTACGGATGGACACAAATGGTTAATCAGAAAAGGTAATCCGTTGCATCCAGAACTTTGCAAAGAAGTTCGAACAGAAACCAAAGACCTTAAGGTTGGTGATATTTTAATGAATTGGGATACAACTGTAGTTAATGTAGAAAATCCTGATTACTTTAAGAATCCTTATACTCACGGTTTTTTCTGCGGTGACGGCACTTTTACAAACAATTATCCTTTTGTAAAACTGTATTCCAAAGGAAAAAAAGATTTGTTGCTTGAGCACTTGGCCGTTTCTTCTTCAAGAGTGGTTAAGGATGGTATTTGTTGCTATTTGACAGATTGTTTGAACAAAGAGAAATTCTTTGTGCCAATAAATTACAGTGTAGAAACAAAGCTGCGTTGGTTGGAAGGATATGTTGATGCTGATGGCTGTGTAAAAAGAAGTTTGAAGAATGAAGATACTGCTATTCAAATTTCTTCTGTCAATTATCAATTTATCAAAGATGTTCAACTTATGCTTACTACTCTCGGAGTTGTTTCTTCAGTAAAACTGGTACGAGAAAAAGGAAAGTATCTTCTTCCTGACGGCAAAGGTAGCAACAAAGAATACGAGTGCGAAGAGGCATCTGTTTTGTATATCACTTGTTCGTCTGTGCAAAAGCTCAGGTCTTTGGGTTTTGCTCCAAAAAGATTAGAGCTTAGCGAAAAAGCTGTTTCTGAAAAACGAAAACTTGTTCGTGTAAAATCCATTGAACAAGTAAGTTCAGACAGCCCTACCTATTGTTTTAACGAACCTCTTGAGCACAAAGGTGTCTTTAACGGAATACTTACTGGTCAAAGTGAAACCTACAGTCTGCTGATTGATACCTACATCAAAGACCCGGCGGAAAAGGAACACCTGTTCAATGCCATTGAGACCATTCCCTGTGTACAAGAGAAAGCAAAGTGGGCACTCAAGTGGATTGAGAACGCTCCGTCCTTTGCACACCGTCTTATTGCCTTTGCCGCTGTCGAGGGTATCTTCTTCTCCGGTTCCTTCTGCGCTATCTTCTGGTTGAAGAAGCGTGGATTGATGCCAGGGCTTACGTTCTCCAACGAACTCATCAGCCGGGATGAAGGTATGCACACCGATTTCGCGTGTCTCATGTTCTCCATGCTGAACGAAAAACCTGACAAAGCAGAGATTACGTCTATCATTGCTGAAGCCGTGGAGTACGAAGTACAGTTTGTATCTGAAGCACTACCGGTGTCCCTCATCGGTATGAACGCGGATATGATGACTGACTACATCTACTTTGTTGCAGACCGGTTGTTGGTATCCTTGGGTTGCGAAAAGATCTACGATGTTCAGAATCCGTTTCCGTGGATGGAAATGATTTCGTTGCAAGGTAAGACCAACTTCTTTGAGAAAAGGGTTGGTGAATACCAGAAGGCCAACGTAATGAACAACAATGACCCGGAGAGCAAAAAGATTACTTTTGATACGGAGTTCTAATTAAAACCTGTAACTTTGAAAGGGGGATGGAAACGTCTCCCTTTTGTATTTTATCACTTTTCAATCTTTCGTTATGAGCATCACTAAAAACATTACTGCTTGTATCAAACCGTTGGTGTTTAACAGAGAAAATATTGCGCTTGGTATAAACCGGTATGTAATCAAACAAATACCCGTATATCATTCGGAAAAAGACCATGTTGTACTTTGGACAGCCGTTAAACATTCATTGAATCCAAACTACGACGCAAACCTAAATAAGGATTTAGGATTATTTGAAACCAAGCAAGAAGCGGTTGCAGCTTGTCAAAAGGAACACCGTTCGGACTTTCTGAAACTGCTGAACGAAGATGGAAAAAGTCTTTTCAAACAGAATATAACCTTTTACTAAAACTGGAATATGATCCAGAAGCGTAACCTAAAGTCAATGGAAATCAAACCTTCCGGTAGATCTACGGATTATCTGTCACCGAGTTTTATCTTCGGCTGCGGATTCAACTGTAGTTATTGTACTTGCAAAAGGCATATACCGGAAGGGGTGGTTTACCATGAGAACGTGTCTGAGATGCTTACCGCTATCAACTGCCACTCTTGGTTTGCGGATGTACAGAAGCCGAATCAGACCGACCCACACTACGTTACCTACGACATTGGATGCAACACCGACATTGGTTTACACGCATCCAAGATACCCTTACAGACCATCTTTGACTTCTTTGTGAGTCATCCGATTGCAAAAGCTTCTTTTGCTACCAAGTACGTAAACGACAAACTGCTTCAGTACAACCCCAAAGGTAAAGTACGGATACGGTTTAGTCTGATGCCGATCAAGTACTCGAACATCCTTGAACCCAATACTTCATCCATCGAATCCAGGATAGACGCTATTGACAGATTCGTGGATGCCGGGTATGAGGTACACATCAACTTCTCACCGGTCATTGTTGAGGACGGTTGGTTGAAGGAGTATGAGGAACTCTTCCGTATGGTTGACAGAATCACCCATAAGAGCGGCGTAAAAGCCGAGGTGATATTCTTGACCCATAATGAGAAGAAACACGCTTACAATGTATCCCAGGGCCTTCCAGGGGAGGATTTACTTTGGAAACCCGATATTCAGGAGGACAAAGTATCTCAACACGGAGGGAAGAACATCCGGTACAACCGTTTTGTCAAGTCCAAGTTTGTGCAGCAGTTCACGGGGCTGCATGGAGGTATCATTCCGTGGAACACCAT